AATCCTTTGCGGCGCGGAGTGTCGTGCCACTACCCATAAATGGGTCAAGGATTGGGCCAGTTGTTTTGCTGAAACCGATGCACCAACGGATCAATTCAATCGGCTTTTGGCAGGGGTGAAGTTTAGGACCGTTGGCAACATTGTCCTCTCCCTCTCTCACCAAGCCTCGCCATAACTGACGCCAAATGCGGATAGGCATGTCAATGTTGGTCCATGCTAATTCAGCATCTCCGAAATCCGTGGGTGTTTTGTCGCCCAGCTTATCCCAAATCAGCCAGCCCCTCGAGTGCGGGAGCTTGTCGGCGTAATTATTTGCACCCCAGAGGATCACTTCTGGAAAATTCAAAAACGGTGCAGGATTAAAAGGGGTCTTGTCTGAGTTTTGCAACGGTAACCAGTTCGGCTCCCGTTCAATATCACGCCCATTGTTTCGTCCAAAAGCTAGACCGGAGTTTTGGCCCCGGTTATTTTTAACCTTGTAACCCGTTCCATATTGAGGGTCTGTAAGGAGCAAGTGGACCTTGCACAACTCCGGCATAATCTCTCGGCAATCTCCGTGATAAATCACGATGCCCTTACCGTCGTCGTAATATGGTTTTATCAATCTTCCTCCTCGTCCTCGGGCACGTCTTGATCTTCCGGCAGGCCGGGTTCGTCACAATCGGTTTCGACGCTTTCTTCTGGCATTCCTGATCCTTCAACAGCTTTATCAAGTTGACAATCCCTGTATTGATACGGTCGGCAACCTCGGTGTCAAAGAGGCATCCGCCTTCACATTCAATTTTAAGGTGATGGAAATACTTAATGATTTCCGGCAATGTCATTGCTCGAAAGGTCCCCGTGGCGGTTGTCCTGCCAACTCAAGCAACCGGTTCTCGGCATCCTGCCGGAAGTCCCGCCGATGCTCCCGCTCCTCACGTTGTTGGCGCTGCTCAAACTCCACCTGCTTAAAGGACGCTCTTTGAGCGTGCGATTCCGACAGGTTCTTTGCCTTGGCGGCGGCGATCATCTGCATCCCCTGGACCTTGGCCATATCTTTCGGATCGATCCCACCTCTCCCTTGACCGTTCTTACGCGCGGCGGCTTGAGCCGCCTGTTGCTGGCGTTGCTGGAAAGCCTTTATGTAATTGGTGAGTTTGCTCAAGACCTCGCCGTATTGTTTTACCCGCTCATGGTCATCCTTGTTGCTGGCCATGGCGTCAAGCTCGTTGTGGATGTGGGTGGCCAGATTGGCGAGTCCGGCAAGTTCCTCCGGGTTGGCCATGCCGCCAGCCTGCACGTATTTGTTGACGAGCGTTCCCAAGTCGCCCAACCAGACCTTGACGTAATCCTCGGGGATCATGTCGTCGGAGGTTTCAAACTTAAGGCCACGCAAGATCCGGTCCGTAGCCAACTGGGCATCATGAGCGGAGGCAGACAGTTTCTTTTCGCCTTCAACGGGTGCCAGGTCCTCAGCCAATGCCGGGTCATCGGTGTAAACCTCAATCGCTATATGGTCCACCTTGCGCTGAGCATCCGGGCCAAGGTTCTTACGTAAGCCCTGCAACTGTCCTGCCTGCGCTATCTCCATGATCTTGTTCCCGCCGCCCAATACACGCTCCGGCTCCACGATCCAACGTTCGTGATCGAGCATCTCCGGCGGGACTTCGTTCTCCAGGCAGTATAGCCGGAAGCGTTTGACCATGGCATAGGGCGAGTTCTTGATACAGAACCGGCGGCATTGCTCAACCTGCTTAGGTTTCTCGTACTCGTAAGCGAGATTGAGAATCCCCATCACCATTGAGTTGACGGACTGCATGTCGGCCATGACCTCAGTCGCGCTCATCTCCTTTTCGTTCTTCCCCGGCTGCGTGTAAGCGGCCGCGTTCTCGCTCATCAATTGGCGATTCTGGTCAAGCTGGAGATTGATCAGGTTCGCATCCGGCTTAAAGCGGTCATTGGCGGTGACGAAAGCGATCCCCGGCGGGATCGCGCCAAAATGGGTGAACATCGCTTTCTTAACGCGGTTGAACTCCTGCAAGCTTGAGGTTCTAAAGAACCACATGAGCTGCTCAAACACCGCTTCGGAGAACTGGCAGCGGAGCCGGTTCTGGAGATCGCACACACCCCAAAGCATCCAGCCCAAGGACCGGACTGAATGATAACGGAAAGGAGCAACGGCAGAGGTGTCGCCAAAATTGCACTGGAAAATTTCGGAAAGGTAATTGCAGAACTTGCGGTGCTCGCTCGTGTAAAGAAATGCGTTTTTAAATGTGGGTGGATTATCCTTGGAATACTCCGAAACGCCCCAATCAAGGATCGTGCGCCGGTACCAGCCGTCTCCGTCCTCGCCTTCTCTGAAATAGAAATCCCAGTAATCAATTGTCGGCACGGCATCGCTTCCCCAAAACCCCATGTCCTGCTTGATCATCTCCTCGATCCGCTCCGGCATGTACTGGTAAGCCGTCGCGTTGGGTTCCTTCTGGATCTGGTCCCGCACCTCAATGATCTTCTGATTGACCATCTTCATATTCCAGCCGGGATCCACTTTCGCTCCGTGGGTCAGGCCGTATAACTGGGCTGGGGTCATCTCACGGAAAAAGGCGATGTACGAGAGGTTATCCATGTCGATCTCGGTTTCGCTCGGGATCATCACGCTAGAGATCGGGATGCACTTGGGGATCGGGCATTTGCGATTGTCAAAAACCGTTGGACCGATGCCATGCAGCATAAGCTGAGCGCCGGTCCCTCGGACCTGGCTGGTCTGGGCGTTGCATCGCTTCAACTCACGATTGATGCCGGTGGTGATGATATGCCCCCACTTGCGCCGTTTGTGGACCGGGCCGGAGTCGAGCTTGACCGAGAAATAATTCCCCGGCTTGATCATGGCATTATTCCACTGGCGACGGGCTTGGGTGAGGAGGTTGGGTCCCTCAAGGAAATTCCGGTTTATCTGCCGGTTATTCTCCTCCATTTTGTCGGGGTCAAACGGTGGGTTTCCGTTGTAGAGCCGTTGGAGAATGGCGCGGTTCTCGCCGCGTGGCAGGTCGGCTAGGCGCATGTCCCAAACGATAGACTCCACTAATCCAGGGTTGTCCCATTTAAATCTCATATGACTTGCAAAGTTGGATGCGGCAAAATCCACTTGCCGCCTTTCTCCCTGAAAATCTTTTCCTTCTCGAAAATCTCGGGGAAATAATTCCAGGCCCAGCACACCGCATAATCCGGCAAATCCCTCGTCAACGCCCCTTCGTCCACAATTGGGATGTTGGTCCCCGGCGAAAGCTTGTACATCTTCTGAGCCGTTGTGTCAGTGATATAGGCGATCTCCTTCCGAGAGAAATTGCAGGCGGAGATCCAAACGGTGGATTTAGCGGAAGCTCCGTAGCCGACAACCCGCTTGCCGTTGGTCTCCAGACTGCGCACAAAGGACGAAAGCTCTTTGATCTTCGCCTGCGTTTGCATGGCAAACGATTTCCAGCTTTCGAGCGTGATTGCCTCCGGCCATTGGCAAACGCAATTGGAGGGTTCATTCACAAAATCGTTGCGACGCAACAGAAGCAGGATCGCTCCGCCGTGGACGGTGAGGCGCTTAACTCCTGAGAGGAAAAAGGCGCTGTTTTTCAAGAGCGCATTCATCGCCCTGACGCTCATATAAGAGGTGTGCTCGTGATAGATCGTATCAAACTGACCTGCCGAAATAAGGTCGGCAACGTAAGGCACCTCAATGCAGATAAGCGTTTCCTTTTTACTCACCGGCTCCAGGGCTTTGATAAAGGCTCGCCAATCGTCAACGTGACAAAAGACGTGGCGGGCAACAATCACGTCATAACCCTTCGGTGATTGGGTGAGAGCATCGACGGCGCTCTCATTGTCGAACACATCGCAGATCGTCGGGATACCCCGCTTGTTCGCCGCCTCAACCAAGTTACGGGCGGGGTCAATTCCCTGGACGATTGACGCCTTGGAAAATTCCAGAAAAGCTCCATCGTTGCTCCCGATTTCCAGCATGGACAAAGCGTTGCAATCCAAGCCCGCCTCCTGTTGTTCATCATAGATAATCTGCAAGAGGGTCTTAAAATGCTCTTTCATCGTGGCGCTCGGAGAGGTCACATAAGGGTAATCGTGATAGAGCACGCCAGGATCCACCGTCACCGATAGCTGCGCTAGCGTGCATTCCGGGCAAAACATCACCTGCAAGGGAGCGTAACCCGCCTGATCCGCTTCGGCGGTTTTGAAGTCATTGGCCAGCGGTTGGATGCCAAGGTCAAGGACGGGGATAAGACCGCTGGCACCGGAGGCTTTCGGACCCGCCGCCGTCGATTCTTTTAGGGTCGGAATTTCCGGTTTGCCAAAACCGCACGCGCGACAATGCCGATGCAAACGGTACACGGCGAAGCTTTACTATAACCACTTTGCCCGGTCAACTATGTGGAAGTAGAGATTCATCCGGTACTTCAAGCACTGCTGGCAAATCGCGTGCCCGCGCCGTTGCTCGCTCAGGGTCTCCTGGCTCGTCTCCAAATAATCTCCCAAGGTCAGCCGCCGATCCGCCACACAAGCGCACATGGAGGTTTTCCCATCGTGCCGGATAAAGGTGAACATGTCCCCCACCGGGCAAACCTTGTGGATCGGGTAACGTTTGTACATCTCCACCGCGTCGGTCGGTGGAATTTTAAGCCGGTCCATGAGCTTTATGTAATTGGGCGAAACCGGCGGGAGCATTTGGTTGTAATCGGGTCCACCTTCTTTAGTCTCAAACTTGACGGGCTGGCCGGTGATTTCCTCCTCATGGTACTTCAAATACTGGATTGCGTTCTCCATCGAAATCGCACGCGCGAAGGAAGTAAAGAAGTCCAGGCCAAGATTGGTCGCATAGGTTTTCATGGCGTCCAATTCATCCGGGCCGCAGTTGTCCTTGTACATGTGGTAATTGACCGAAATCTTGATCTTGCGGCCAATCTTGATGTTAGCCTCGGCCAGCGTCCGCATGTTTTCTTTGACCTTCTCAATGTGCCCGCCAGCATGGCCTTTCTGGTACACCTCCTGGGTGAAACCGGAGAGGCTAATGATGATGAAATCGGGACCGGCGGCGAGTGTCTCGTCCACTCGCTGCACGTAATTGAGGTTGGTGGAAAACTCGCACTGCAAACCCCGGCGTTTTATGGAGGCGATGCACTCCGGCAACCGGGGATGGAGGAAAGGCTCCGAGTTGCCGTAAAGAAACACAATCGCCTTCGGGTTCTCGGAGTGGATCTTGTCGATAACCTTTTCCATCAACTCAGTGTCCATCACCCCGGTTTGGTGCTCGTAACCTTTGGGGTTGCCCTTGGTGCAGCTTGGGCAACGGAGGTTGCACGCGCTGTTAATCTCAAGGAAATAACGCCAGCTTTTCATCCGGCAGTGTTCCGCAGCGATGGCTCCTTCGCTCTCAATGAAGGGGATCGCTGCTTCCTCGTATTGTTGGATTATTTCTGGGGACGTTGCCACGGCAGGATGATACGGCTCTTTTGGATAGAAAACCAGTTCGGAATGTACTCCCGCACTTTGGGCAGGCGGGGACCGTTGCCGATCCAGACCTCGGCTTCAAATCGGCTTTCGGCCGCTCCGATGCCCGAAATTCTAATCCGGTCACGCAAGCGGATGGAGGGGAGTGTCCGCAAGAAATCGCTCGTGGCCCACCAGAAATTTCCCGCCCAGATATTTTGACTTCCATCGCACATCCCCCGGAGAAACTGGCACCCCACCGATTCAAAGCCGTTTTCGAGATCGCCTACGCACTGAGCCCAGTTGGAGACGAGCTTGCGCATCATCATCTCGCGCCAAGGCTTGGAAACGTTGTCCCCGTAATTATCACCGGGCGCGTGGGTCCCGCCCTTGCAATGGAAATAGAGGACGTTCCAGCCGGGATGACTGGGTGCCCATTTCTCCAACTCGCAAATGGTCAGGTTCTCCGCTTTGGATTGGAGCCCATGAAAGGTCAAATTTGCTTTCATCGGCAACATACTGGCAAAAGCCCGGCTTTCCTCCCCGCCGTTAATTCCGATATGGATCTCCTTGGCGAAGGACGCCAGCCCGGAATACTCAAGCAGGTGCATTTGCTGGCAAGTGATCGTCAGTGCAGACGGGAGAAATTCCGCGTCCCTGAAAAACAGCGTGTGATAAAAAACGGCGATTGGTCTCATCCGTGGTAGAAGGGAGGCTCGGTAAGACGATCCCGCACCAAAAGCGCACTTTGGTTGCCGCGGTGCAATCCGTTGGGGATACTGTCGCAATGTTCCAAGGCCCAATCTCCCGCCCAGCTTATCACGTAGCGCGGCAATCCCAACTGCCGGATCCAATTACTCAGGCAGCTTTGGCCATGCTCAAACTCGTAGCGATGGTGCGGAGCGGTAACCCGGACCGGATAACGGTTGAACAGATCGGCTGGTAACCAAAATCCAGTGGTACGGATATGGGGAGAAACACCTCCGGCTCCCTGGTTTCCCATCGAACCGTAGAGCGCCTGTCCATGAGACTCGACGGATTGGATAACCCGCTGCATCCATCCCGGTCGTGTGCAGAACGCGGAGTTGCCCATGAAAATCGGGAGCTTGCCCGGTAACCGTTGGCAGGCGGCTTGGAAAGCTCCGATGTCCCAACCGCTGTTGTCGTGCTCCATGAAATCAACATTTTTCATGCAGGAAAAAAGCGCCTTTATAAATCCATCCGCTCTGCCTCCATTGACGATGATCAAAGTATCATGGTCCACCCCGGGATCACAGGCGTGATAAGTAGCCACAAAACGCGCGGCGTTGTTCAGGTAATGCGGATTTCCGATCATCGGACACACATAGATCAAGGTCGGTCTCATGGGGTATAAGGCTGATCACACTGCTTGTGCCAACCGGCGCGGGTTTCTTGATCGGCGGCTTCGTACCGCTCGGTATGCTGGCAGTAAAAGAGACAGTTGGTTTGGTTGCCTCGCCAAAGGATATTGCTCGGGTGCCTCCACCGTTCCGGGGGATATTCCCCATCCCAGGTGACGAGCATTGCGGGCCTACCGCTTTGCCTCAAGATTCGCCAGAAAGATTTTAAGCCATGTTCAAATTCGTACCGGGTGTCTTTGTCTTTGACCGTGTAGGGGTACCGAGAGAGGAGATCGGCGGAGGTGCAGAATCCGGTAGTGTTGATGTGCGGTCTAACGGTGTTGCTGGCGAAGGCTCCGTAAATGCCAGGACCGTATTTTTGCCAGGATGAAACAATCCTCTCCAGCCAGCCTGCACGATGAAAGAAGATCGATTGACCAAAACAAAGCATCAAATCGGCTCCTGCGGCCGGTCCTTTGGCCGCTTCCATATAAGCGGAAATATCCCAGCCACCATCATTGGCGCGAGCAAAAAAAATAGGCCGCGGGAGGGACATGAGCGAAACCCCCACCGCGGCCTGAGCCGGACCGCCATTGCAAATTATCAGTGTTTCATGATCGATGCCTGGGGGGTTGGCGTGATAACTGGCGGCGAACCGCGCGGCATAATCGAGCGTCTGCGGTCCTCCGGTCACGGTCACATAAGCCAACACGATCCTCACTGGTCATGTCTGCGGATCCAGCAATTGGTATCCAACTGCGCCTGAATTTCTGGTTTCAGGTGGGAAATGATTACCTCTAGCGGTGTATGGACTTTTAACCTCATCGGACAGAGACAAGCCGCACAGACCCCTAATTGCATGTCATGCGGGGTGGACAGTTTCAGATCGTTTCGTCGGCTGAGAGCGGCTTGGATCGCTTCGCTCGCTTTGACGGTAAACCATTGGGAAAGGTCAGGGGAACCGTTTTGCGGGCAGTTAATACAAATCCCCGCCCGTTTAGTTGATAGCTCGCTGTCCACTGCCTGCCCGCCCGATCCCAGCCAATCAATAATGGTCGCCGCTCCATACGCTGTCTTTTTAATTGCCTCAACCACCGCCACAACAGGAGGAGGCAAGCCCTGCTGTGGCGAAAATTTTGGGCCTGCTGGCGGATCCGGTATCCCCAACCGTTGTTTGGTATAATTGACTAATTCCGCAGAAACGCCCGGAACATCCATCGGCATCTTATGCTGCACCGCAATGGCCCGGTTAGCCATTCGATGTTCGATGATCTTTTTAACCGCTTGATCGAAGGTCCAGGCAATGGGCGTAGGCAAGCTCCAGCGGGTTTGCGGCTGGACGAATTGCCAACCTCCGTTGGGTGTTTGTGATGTGCGAAAAGGCTCAGCCATAGGTCAATTCTTCTTTCTTACGTTCTTGCCGATGTTTTCTCAATTCAATTTCGAGCCAATCTTTCTCCGGCGGTCCTGGGGCTGTGTTGGGCATCTGTTGAATCACGAAGCCCAACCGCCGGGCTCCTTCCACTCCCAGACAAAGCCAGTCTGCCAAGTCAGGACTCTCTCCCATCCGCTTTTTGCATTCCTGCTTGGTCTCCAGTTCATACCGATCTCCGGCTACCTTGGTCCATTCCCGCATCGCAAACTCATTAACCACGCTCTCAGGGATCTCTCGCATCTGGCCGGACTGCACCACCATGCGGACACTCCACCAAAGCTCGGTAACAAATTTGGAGTAAGCTTCGTCGCACCGTTTCAACCGCCTTACCCCGGTCTGTCGGTCCATGATAAACTCGTCGTTGCTCACCGGCCGCTCGGTCGCCGCTCCCTGGAAGTTGATCGCGTTGGCGGCGATCCCAACGTAGCGGGCGATCATCATCGCCAGCGTGGCGTACATGCCCGCGTCAAAGAAACAGTTCTCCGGCGGCACGTTGAGTTGCTTCATCCGGTCACGGACGAAAGTAGCGATCTGTTCCTCGGGCGTTTGCACGATGCCGATCTCTACGGGGATGATCTCGGGCGGCAGGCAGCGGATGACCGAGACTCCACCGATGACGGTCCCAAACTCGATCTTGCCACCTACGCAACGGTCCCCGCCGAAAGCCGCGTCCAGGGCGTAAATGGAAACAATCTCGCTCCCTTCCCAAGGTGTGGAGTCAAAGGCATGAAATTGACGACAGAGATCGGCAGTGAGAACCCGGAACAGATCGAGGCCCGCTTTGCGGACTCCCATGATCTGGCTCCAGTACTGGAGGGAGTTTATGCCGTAGCGCAGACGGACCCTTTCCTCGTCGCTGCGCCCGATCATATAGTTATATGGGTCCTTGGTGCCCTCCGGCACATCGTAATTGGGAGAGTCCGTCCCCACGAGGTTTACCGTTAAACCCTGGTATTTATTGCGCCAAGTGGTGGTTTTCTTGGGTTCAGGATGCGCGTTCCAGCCGCAGACTGGTTCAGATACTTTATCAAGGGGGTCGCCTTTGCCTAGGGGATTGCCAAGGAAGATCCCTTTGAAGTCGCCTTTGTCTAAGTTGGAGAGCGAATTGAGGTAGGAATGCTCCATGAATTGGCACTCATCCCCGATCAATCGGCGGCGTTTCTGCTTGATGCCGACAAATTTCTCAATTCCCACCCATTCCCCATTTCCCTGCTTCGTCGGAATGCAAATGATTCCTTTCCTCAAGTCCCTTATCCGCTCTAGCGCCGCCGGGTCAAGCTGGTCGGTGAAAATGCCATGCTTACTGTCCACCGCCCAACCCGGTAGCCAGGGATGGAGATCGCGCGCGCGCTCAAGGAGATCCTTAATATCGCCCCAAACCCGCAGTTCCAATCCCCGCACATCGGTTGAACTTATCAGGATTAAGGTGTCATTTGGAAAACAGAAATAATCTGTAAGTGCCCATCTAGCAACGACATGCGTCTTTCCTGAATCTCGCGCCCCGGCGAAAACGCTGATCCGTTCCTGGCAGATGGTCTCCAGCATGAGATCGCTCCAGCGATGGTGATCCTCGTCTTTGGGCCAAATCAGCTTTTGCGCTTCGCGTGTGTGATGGACAAGGCCCTTCCCGTAAACCTTGCCGTTGAGGTCGATGTAGCCACCCGCCCGCATAAAACGAAACTCGCCCTCCAACGGGTCGCCGTTCCAGTTCAGGCCGTAGAGTAATGGCATCGGCGCACGGTACCGAAAAAGGGCACATTTGTAAAATGCTGCACTTTTCTCTTGCGCTTCTGTGAACAATGTGTGAATGATTACTGACATGATTTCGGAACCGGATTTAATAACCCCTTCAATGAGAGCCGATGAAAGCCGGGTGAAGAAAACAGTGGACCATGCGCTTTTCTCGGTCGGTTACGCCCTGCGCAAGCGCCGGATCAATTCAGGAATCAAGGCGGCTTACGTGGCCGAACAATTGGGATTGTCCACGTCTTATTTTGCGATGCTTGAGACGGGCAAACGGCGCTGGAATAAAGAACTTCTGAAACGCTACGATCAACTCTTAAACCATGACACCTAAAGATAAATTTAGAGACTGGTGCTTCAAGCGGTCGTGGACCATGGATTTATGGCAGTGGTGCCAGTCATGGTCCAGCCCGGAAACTTGGCTCCTGATCACCCTGCTCCTCACCCTCGGCTCAATCTGGCTCACTTGGCTGTATCCCCTATACCGTAAATGATCCTTGAAAGGTTACTGTATGAAACACCGAGTCCTGAAATCGTTCGTCACTACGCTATGCGTCGTGCTAGTGTTATGCCTAAGCCTCCAAAAGTGCCAGGCACCAGAACTGCCTTGGCATCAACCGCACTTCACGCTTCTAGAGGGCTGCGTCGTTCTCGTCGTCCTCATCATCGTCGGTTACGTGGTGATCAGGGGTCTATTAACCATGTGTAAGTTATTACCGCCGCCGGACCCCACAAACCCGCCTCCAGCCATGCCCACAAACCCTCCTCCGACTAGTCCTTATACCAATCTCACGAGTTGTCCGTATATATATATGGGTGCCGTGAGCAACGGTACCCCGGTGGATTTGCAGGTAAGCGAGGGGGGTGCCTTTGCTTCCGCCCTCAGGTTTACCGTTAAAGATGAGGGGTCAAACGCCGTAGTGCTCATCACCGACCCCGAAGGCAACCCCATCTCCACAAATACTGTACCAGTCCAATCCTACCAGAATAACCGGTGGGGGAACCTCTCGGTTACCCTGCCCGGACCGGTTAAACCCATGCAGCTTTTCAGGCTGCTTTCGCACTGATGATTCCACACCCGGGGAGGCTACGCGGCTCTCGCCGCGGATTTCCAATGCAAAGAATGAGTTCCCCTGGCTCCTCCCCGGGTTGTTTTTATGATGTACCGCCTCCTCCTTGAAGTCCGGCCGGACCCATTCGCCGCTGAAATCCGCCGCACCCGTCACCTGAAAGAACTGGCCCCCTACCGTAAACCCCCAGCACAACCCCATGCACATACACCTTTTGAAAGTGAGCCGCAGCGTGAGCTTACGCTTCCGGGAGAACCGCGTACCTTCCACCGGCATCTCCGTTGTCCCTGGTGTGGAACCTTCATCGCGTCCGTGGAGCATTTACCTAACGGCCAATGGCAAGCCCGCTGCAACTCTTTCGGGTGTAATTTCCAACTCGGCCCTTTTCCTCAACTGCGGACCCTTATCCGGCAATGGCGCGTCTTAAGCGTTCTGAGCCGATGATTTTCCCGGCATGTGGTTTCGGTGAATCGAGCCTGGCAAGACACAGGCTCACTCGACTTAGCCGAAAATGTTATCTGACAGGATGCCCCAGCCTGAGCCTTGTGGTTCGGGCTGCAGCCAATGATCGGCTGGTGCCGGGAGAAACTTTCCTTGAAAAACCACCCAATCCAGCTTACCTCTTAACCTCTTGTGGGTATTGAGTATGGGTTGCGCCCCGCCGCACATGGAACCGGCGGGGTGTTTTTTTGTTGTTGACAGTTGGTCGATCCTGGGTGAATAAATGCGCCATGTGCTTGTCAGAGCGAAGCAGGAGCGGTCAAAAGAATTTTGGCCCTCCTGCCAAAAACACCCGTTGGTCGAGTCATTCTCCTCCAACACCCCCGGCGTTGCTGACACAGCGCCGGACTTTTTCGGGACGCAATCGGCTGGTGGTTACAAGCTTGCGGGGAGAAATCCCCGCACATCAACCATTCCGATGAAAACTCACCTCCTGCCACTCGCGTCCCGTTTCTTTTTCCCTCCGTCACCCGTTCTTTATGCCGGTGCATCGAATGATTAACAATCGATCAACAGAGGCGAGGCTTTGTGTGCAACCTTGTCGCCTCGTACCTCTCCCCAAAAACAAAACCGGCACCTGCAAAGGCAGGCGACTCTCGGGCGGAGGGATTTACTCTTGCCAACCCGCGTCACCTAAACGACACCTAACACCGTGACCCGATGACTCAAGCCACTAAAGAACTCGACGAAGCCCTGGAAGCCCGCCTGCGCCAGTGCGGCATCAACGATCCCGCTCTCATCCTGCGCCTCTCCCTCTGCCTGTATGACGGGTTTGTCCTGGTCACTTGGGACGATTGTTTGATCGCCCCCGATTGCAATTGGCAACTGGTCCTCCCCGAAAAGAAATGAATGCCTCAAATCAAACCGAAAAGACTCCCGTTGAATTTGTGATTGATGCGCAACAATGCCTCCTTGAAGGCAATCAATCCAAGGCCATCAGCTTTCTCTGCCAAGCCATCGCCGTTATGAACGGCGTCCATTTCATGAATTACCTCACCTCCCCAGGATCTCCACCCACCACCGACCCCGGCCTCTCCCACCCTTGCGGCTCTGAACAACCCACTGAGTTGCGCTATTGCCCGACCGACAATACAACCGCCCGTTACCCTTGTGACCCCATATCGGCTCCACTTCAAGACCATCAGGCCGCAGAAGAACTGTGGGCCTGCCTCAAGCTGATCTCCGACAAACAACTGTGTTCTGCTGGAACCCACTTGCTGAGCATAGACACAAGTGTTTGGAGAGAAGTCCAGGAGAGAGCCAAAGCCCTTTTCCCCGACCGTGCGCTATGAAACACTGGGACCGTTCCTGCCACTCTCATCCTTGCTCCGAAACGGATCGCCTGGACGTGCTCCTGAACGAACTCAACGAGTCCTCCATCACCCTTTCCCCCGCCGATCTCCAACTCTGTTCCCGCACCGCCGCCCGACTCCAGTCCGAGTCCGAACGCAAGCGCCTCCGCAATCTCCGCGTCTCCTCCCAATCAGATCTGGAGGTGCACCTGATGGGCACGATGGGCGAGTTAGCCGCCCGCAAATACTTCCATCTCCCGTCCTCTCTCCCCGTCAATACCTTTCGCCTCCCCGATCTCCCCGGCAACATCGAGGTCCGCGCCCATAAAAAGCAGTGGTACCTCCTGCGCGTCCGTCCCTCCGACGATGACGCCCGCCGCATGGTGATGGCCATCGTGGACGGTTCTCCCACCGTGCGCCTGGCCGGTTGGATCGTCGCCAGCGACGCCAAGAAATCCAAAATCACCCTGGATCCCAACGGCATCAACCGCCCGTTCCATGCCGTGCCCCAGGACGAACTCCTGCCCATGAGTTCCTTGCGGTCGCTCATAAACCCATCATGAACCCCTGGATCGATTGCAACCTTTGCCTCCCACCGGAGAATGCCGTGGTGGAAACCAAAATCGACGATGCCAGCGGCTTGCGTATGCGCGGAGACCTCGTCCGTCACCGCGGCCTCTGGTTCTTCCCCGACCTTTCCATGTACGTCTATTACCGACCCACCCACTGGCGGATCAACCCCGAAAGGGTAAAAGAACTTTCCCAGAGCAACGCTCTGCCCGGTTAGACCCGACTGACCGCACAGTAGGCCATTAGATGCCAACGGCAGTCGAAACGCGCTAAAGAGCCGAACAGGGGCGCGGGGCACCGGATTATCAACAACACAAAGAGCAGCACGCGGCGCTTTACCGCTGACCTTTTCGCCCTGCAGAACCTTTGCCTGTAGAGTGCTGCAAAACCTCCCGCCAGTTCGGACCCCAGGCTACAACATCCCCGGACCGAAGCGCCGTCTAAATTCGGCGTCCCACGTAATATGTTGGGTGGATTCTTTCGTACGCCAACTGCCAGGCGGTAAACTGTCCAGCTCTGTTCTTCAACGTGAGGCTGGAGCGCTGTGGATAAGGGTTTCCTCCGTTGAAGATTCTCCCGCCGCCCCTGCGCAAATATACCTCTCCACGCTTGTCCACCTCTCAGGGGAAAGCCTTTAAGGAGAAGGGATTCCCCGCTTCGAAAACCTGTAGATTGACGTTGGGAAAAAACTAGGTCTCAAAAACAGGGGTGTAAGTCACCCCCCCCCTCCCCCCTATGACCCCTCCCCCGGGGGTGTGGTGGGGACAGGGTCTGCCGGTAAAATAGATTCCTTTGGTGTTGTGTCCGCAGACTCTTGTGGTGTCTCTACAGTTGTCAAGGGCTTGTCGGGTGTGGGTGTTGGCAAGGGTTCGCTAGGTGGTACTGTGAACGCGGGCTCTACAGTTGTCGAGCCGGGAGCGTTCTTGGGTGGAGCAGAACGCCAGTTGCCTGGCTTCGGACGATTGGCGTAGGCAAACTCTACGTCGCTTGCGCGTGCGAGTGCGGTAAAGAACTGTTGGAGTTGGAGCGCGTCAACATTGCGCTTAGCAAGTTCTGCTTTGGATTTGTGAAGGATGGAAAGCATCTGTTCTTGCACCTGCGCGAGGATTTTGGTTGGGAAGTCGCCATTGGTTGCGGGTGGAGTAGCGGGGGCTTTGTTGGCTTTGTTCGCTCGACGGGCCGCATGGGCTTTTCTGGCAAACTCTGCGGCATTCTCCTTCGTAAATGGGGAATGCATCGGCACGGCAAGGTGCAAAGCATCACGGATCTCCATGGTGGAGTCAATGGTTGATTCTGAAAAACTGAGAAAGAGAATTATGAGAGCAATCAAGATTGAGAATGGTAAAAACATGTCTGTTTTAAGGGACAGAGAGGAATTTGTGTCGCACTTCATGGTGCGGTTTCGGTTTCGCAAGGGAGACATAAAAACTCTGCAAAAAATGTGGGTCGCGTTGATGGAACTGAAGGTGACGACGATTGATTGGCCTACTGGCAAAACGTTGGTTGAAGTATTTGCGGCTGAGAAGTATGACGAGGAGAGGTTTTCTCCAGGGTGTTATGTGGACGAGTCGGCCGGGAGTGCGGATGATTGCAACCGCAGGACAGTGGAGTTTGCGGAAGCGTACGGTTTTAACGCTGATTGGCTGTCGAAGTACTCTCAGGAAGATGAAGAATATTCCCAATTACTGAGTGAGGCCGGTGACGCTGCGGTTGACTACCTGAACTCGCTTGAGAACAGAACGGCGATCTACTGGGAGTTCGAGGACAACTCGCTTTTTCTGAGGGCAGACCCGGAGAGTGCGAAAGAGGGAGTCGAGTTCGTGTCAAGCAAGGCGCAGGAATACCCGGACGACGAGTACCAGGGAGAATGGTTGCACGTCAACGATCACGGGAATGCGACGCTGTATTGTCGCACGGAGGGCAAGGACAAGGAGATTTGGAGCGTAGTATAAATAGAAAGAGACTGAAAAATGAGAACTAGAGAACTGCCGACTGTTGAGCGTTTGAACCTGATTCAAGCGGAGTGGATGAAGTTGGATCCCGGTGCGCCTGAACTGGAGAAAAAGCGGGTGTTCAAACTGATGGAAGAATACCCGGCGACGTATGTTTCGGGCCATGATGGCAAGGGAGTTTGCCAGCATCACGGAATGCCTTGTTCGGTCACCGTCACGTTTGGGCAGGCTTTGGAGACGTGCAAAGCTTTGGGCGGCCGCTGTGATGTGGCGTGGAATGGCAAGCTGGGTGTGTGGTATTCGATTGTTTGAGGTGGATTTATGAGAAATAGCATTGTGATCAAATGGTATCGGGTTTGCCAGTACGGTGTGGTACGGGAGTTTGTGGATTGCGGCAGCCAACGTCTAATCGTCCAGCGTTTGACTGGAAAATGGACGATCGACGGGACAATCAGGCAAGCAGTGATGGATCTTAGCCAAGGCGCTATTACTTGGCAGGAAGTGGTTGCGCCTCAGATGGGAGAGGGTTCGATCAACCGGTTCGCGCGGGAATTGCACAGCGGGAGCGGGTTGCTGGAGGGCGGGTTGCTGGACGGCGGGTTGTTTCCGCACCGGGATTGATTATGAACACAAAAACTGTTGAACGCGAATATCAGGCCGGATGGCGATCCGGGTTTATCACTGCGGCGGACCGCGGGTTTGTGTGGGCGGAAGCGTACTTGCGGACTAAGATCCGGCAAGGGTCCGGTGAGTTGGTGCGGGCGTACTGGGAAGGCTATCGGGCGGGGATTGACGCCTACACTCAAGAGCTTTGCCCGTAAAACATCACGCAACCCCTTAGTTGGGGCTTTTCCGGTTCGATTCAGCCGGGCTGGATGCCCGGTTGACTCGCGCGGAAACAAACAAAACTGAAAGAAAGAGAGTAACAATGAGTGAGAAAACAACAGCGGATGCCCGGATTTACCGGATCGTCCGTTATTACAAAGTGGGGCAGCGGCATCGGACTCGGAAGAATATCCGAGTTGGCGTCACGCTGGATGAAGCTCAAGCCCACTGCAACAATCCCGCAACCAGTGGGGAGGGATGGTTTGACGGTTACGAGTACATGCCCGGGCGTGGACCTGCAGGAGGTGACAAGTGAGAGTCAACGAAACCAGGGAGTTCTTAATCAAAGCCCTCAAAAAGCGGTTGCGTGTGCTTCTTGTGGGCAAACCCGGGATCGGCAAAACGTTTTTGATCGCGCAAGCCTGCAGAGAGCTTGGGTGGCTGATGCGGGTGAGCGTGTTACCGCTGGATGATCCGTCAACGATCCGAGGGTATCCGTATAACAAGGACGGCAAAGCCGGACACATATTCTTCACCCAGATTGAGGAGATCTTCACGACTAAGGTTCCGATGGTCTGGTTCTGGGACGATGTAGGGCAGGCGGCGGAGTCAACGCTCAAGGCCGTCATGCGGGTTTTGCAGTTTGGGGAGTTGGACGGGCGCAAACTGCCCGAGCATGTGGTCATAGTGGCAGCGACTAACGATGTGGGCCATGGGGCGGGCGTGACGGGGTTGATCGAACCCCTGAAAAGCCGCTTTCATTCGATCATCAATGTCGAGACGCATGTCGATGACGTTATCCAATACGGGTTGGCTAACAACTGGCCCGCCTGGCTGTGCGCATTTTTGAAGAACGCACCTGATTGTTTGCATACTTGGAAACCCAGCAAGTCAATGGCGATTGACGGATCTTGCCCGCGCGGGCTTGAGTACCTGGCGGAGTGGGACAACGCAGGGATCGACGATCCTGAGGTCTGGGCGGGTTGCGTGGGGAAAGGGGTTGCGGTTGCAGCGCATAAGTTCAAGCAACTGCAGGCGGAACTGCCGGACATTGCGCAAGTCCTGATTGACCCCGAAGGCGCACCGGTCCCCGAGAATCCGGCGGCTGGTTGGCTGGTTTCGATGGCGATTGCGTCTCGCTTAGACGGCAACACGTTTGGGCAAGCGATCAAATACCTTGGCCGGATGAAAGGGATCTTTCGGGCGTGCGCAATCCGCAGTGGGTACGATCGGGAAAAGAACATGCGCAAAAACGGGACCTTGCCCAAAAACCACAAGCCGATCCACCTGTCCCGGGATTTTACGGCCTACACCACATCCGAGGAGGGCAAAGAGATTTGCCTTTTGGGCGGGAAAATCAGTTAAGATCGTTGACTGCCTGCTTAAACGCGGGCGGGCAGTCACCGATCAATCGGGCGCGATTGCCCGGTTGAAGAACTGAAAAGAAAGAGAGAAAACAATGAACAAAGGAAAAAGTCTTATAACGTGCTCTAGTTGTCACGAGTTATATGATGGAAACCAGTGGAACAACTGTCCGAAATGTGGCAAGGAGAAAATCAAACCACCGCAGCCAAACCGGGATCCGCTGATTATGGCGGCTCGCAAGGCGTACAAGTCCACCAGGACTTATGAAGTGCGGCAGTTGCTTGCGGAAGAAGCCCGCTGGCGGAAAAAGGCGACGATTGCCCGGAACAAGCTGGAATCGGTCCGCTTGAAACTGCGCTGGAAAGCTGAGGAGCTTGCGGCGGCGATTGACGGGATCAAAGTGGAGGTCAAGCTGTGATCACCGACAAGCAACGACAAAAACGGGTAGAGCTATCGCAAGTGCGATTGCTTTACACCGTGCCGTTTTTCGCGCCCGGGATTGTCCAGTTGCCCGTTGAGTTCACGGACGCAATTCAGACCGCTTGCACCGATGGCAAGCGGATCAAATGGAGCCGGAAGTTCTTTGACTCCCTGGACGATGATCAAATCGTGACGGTGCAATGTCATGAAGTCATGCACTGCCTCCATGGGCATATTTGGCGAGCCCCGGCGGGTTGCGATTGGGACAAGTGGAATCAGGCAACGGATCACGCGATCAATCTGTTGCTCAAAGAGTTTGGGGCGCAAGTGACGGGTAAAGGCATGGCCGATCCCTTTCCTTTCCCGAAACCTGAGGATAGCTACTGCGCTGACCCGAAGTTCTCAGGCATGGCGGAGGAAGTCATTTACTCTCGCTTGCCAGACAAACCAAAGGGCGGGAAAGGCAAGGGACAGGGTCAAGCCGGAGCGGGCGCACCCGCACCTGGGTCAATGCCCAGCTTTGGCGACATTGAAAAGCCGGAGCAAGGTACACCCGAGGAGCAAGCGGCAGCCAAGAAGCTCGAAAGCACCTGGCAAGACACGCTCATTCAATCCGTGACCATTGCCCGGGGTCGAGGTGATTGCCCGGCCGGGATGGATCGTTTAGTGGCCAAGCTCCTTGATCCTAAGGTGCCCTGGTACGAACTGCTCCGGCATTGGCTGAGGGAATACGCCACGGACGATTGGAATTGGCAAAAGCCCAATCTGGAATATGCCGGGTGCGATTTCATCCTGCCCAAACTCGAAAGCGAAAAGATCGGCTCGATTGTTTTCGCTACAGACACAAGCGGCTCGATTGACAATGAAGCTCTGGCACAATTCCAGAGCGAAAAGCAGTCCTGCCTTGATGACATGAAACCCGCGCGGTTGGTGGACATCTACTGTGATGCGGCTGTCCACAAGATCGCTGAGTACCAAGTGGGCGAAACCATAGACCGGCGTGCACCTGGCGGCGGCGGAACTGACTTCCGTCCGGTGTTTGAGGCCGTAGAAAAGCTGGAGCTTTCGCCTAAGTGCCTTGTTTATCTCACAGACCTGATGGGGACCTTTCCCACCGAGGATCCGGGCTACCCGGTGCTTTGGGTTGTGTATGGCGGGTTTAAAATGGAAGTGCCTTTCGGAGAAGTGATCGAGGTGCCCAGTGAGTAACTACATTGAAAACATCACCGATCCCCTTAAGGGATACGGCAGGAAACTCCGCGCGGCTCGGTACATCGTCCGGCGGTATGGCCGGGATTATGACAGCGGCAGCCGCAACAAAGTTTGGGTTGGCCGTTATGAGCGGGCTTGTGCCTTTCTGGTGCGCGATGCGCTGGAAAAGTTGACTGATTGATCGTTTGCCCGCCCAGACTGTCGGGGGCTTAGTCCTAAAGGGCTTTGCTAACGCTAATGCGGCCTGACACCGAGGGCGGGCAACCGATAAGCCGGACAACGTGTCCGGCTTCACAGAACCAAAAACTGAAAAAGAGAGAGTAAAGACATATGAGCGAATTAAAGACACGAGCGATCCTGATGCGGTTGAGCTTGGGCTTGCCCGGTGAAACCCGGCAGGATTCCGAGATCACTGCCGATGTTAAGCGGTCAAAGCAGTTGGGGATGGATGCGGGCAAATGGGTCAAGGACCTGTGGCCTAAAGAAGCCTTGAAAGAGATCAAGGCCAAACAGAACGAGGTGCGGACGTTTCACAATGCCGTCACCCTGCCGTTTGACACCGGCTGCGGGATCCTGCCCGGTGCTTTGGTGATGGAATATCAAAGCCGGTTTATCGAGTTCAGCGGGCAACTGAAAAAGCTGGTTCAGGACTTTCTGAACAAGCCGGAGCGCTGGATCCAATGGGCAATCGCATCCCATAACGGGAGCTTTAACCCGGACAACTACCCCGGGTGTTATGACCTGGGCGAGGACCTGAGCGGGGAGCGGGTTGTCCTTGAGGACAAAGCCGGAGAAGCCCGTTGCATTTTCGACGCGGCAGAGTTTGCGCAGACGATGGGGAAAAAGTTCTATTGCGAGTGTATGCCGGTGCCGGTGCCCGACTCGACACACTTTGAGTCAACCATGGCGGATCTTTTGGGGACTTCGATTGAGGCAGTGGATCAACGGGTGCGGGACGCCAAGGACGAGGGCCAGAAAGAACTGTTTGGCCGGATCCTGGCCCCCGTAAAGCACATGGCCGATACGCTGGCCAAGGACAACCCCAAGATCTTCAAAACCTTGATCGGCAACGTCAAGGAGATCTGCAGGTTGGCTCCGGCTCTCAACCTTGGCTGTGATGAAAAGTTGAACCAGCTTGTGACAGAGATTGAGCGAACCTGCACTGGGTTCAAGGACGAGGACCTGAAAGAGTCCCCGGAAGTCAGGAAGGAAGCAGCGGCGGCAGCGCGTGCGGCTTTTGATAAGCTCAGCCAGTACGGGATTTGAACTTTGCGGGCTAGCCCGGGCGGTATTCGCAAGATTCCCGGGCTAGTCCTGCCTGCCTATTTTTTATGAATTTGCCAACTTTTCAAGAGTACGAACATCAGGAGAAAACGCGCATGATCGATCTTATCTTGGATCATGCTGATGAAGCAACGAAAGCCCGGGTTACTCCGTTATTGCTGGAGCTTTCGCTTAATCGGTTGCTACAGGCCAACCCTTATCGGGGCAACGATTCGGACGATTGCCACACATTCTCATGAGACACGCCGATCAACAATGGGAAGCGATAACGAGCGAGGGACCACAGGCGAGAGGTGGAAATACGGGGCAAGTGTTTATCGTTTCTGTGTACCGAACAAAAGATCGTGAGCAATGGGCTTGCTCTTGTCCTGGCGGCATCTATCGGCGGGAATGTAGGCACATAATGTTTGCCAGAATGGGGAAGATTCAGGCGCGTGGGACTCTTTTGGACAGAGGTTTTCTGCTTAGAGAAATTGACCCCTTGGCTCGCTTGATACTGCTCACGCGAACTAAGGCGGAACGAAAGGCGTCTTGATCGTTTGCTCTCCCTGAGTTATTGGGGAGGGCAACCGATGCCGCGGTGATGCCGCGGTTTCGCCTGACTGAAAAACGAGAACAAAGAAAAATCTGTGTCCGGTCTGGGTGGTTTCCCTCTCACGGGGGATTGCGTCTATGTTTCGCCAAGCGGCCTTGATCGGCTCCCCTTGGTTACTCTCCGCAATTCAGTCCCACCTGGGCCGGACACTTCCTGATAAAGTCTTATGAGCAATCCAAATCCAAACCTGCCAAGCAAAGCGGCACCGACTGTGCTGGCGTGCATCGGCTCCGATACTTGGGCGGCGGAGGTCAAGAAGGTCCTTCCGCCCTACCTCACCGCTGAGCTTATGTTGCGGGTCGGGCGCACCGCCGCCCTCGATCCGCGGTTCGCTCGCTGCAGCCCTCAAAGCTTCCTCAACGCCCTCTTGAAATGCGCCCGGGCAGGGCTTGTGCCTGATGGCCGCAACGCCCACCTGATTCCCTTTGGGACTGAATGCCAAGTCATCTTTGACTGGAAAGGTCTGGTGGCTAACGCCAGCCGGAACGGCGTGGAAGTCACGGCGAAGATCGTCTGTGAGGAGGATTTGTTCAAGGTGATGGAAGATGACGGGACGGGCAAGACCACTGTCCTGCACGAGGTTGACTACACCAAGGCCAGAGGTCCGGCGATTATCGTTTACTCCCGGGCTCGCCTCAAGAGCGGAGCGGTGGACTACGAGATCATGACTGTGGACGAGTGCGAGCTTATCAAGGAAAACTTCTCCAAGAAGTCCAGCAACGGGAATTACTCCATGATGTGGGAAAAGACTCCCACAGAAGCCTACCGCAAAACCGTTATCCGCCGACACTCAAAACGCTGGGACATTGACCCCGAGGAGCGGGCCGCTTTGGCTCAGGATGATGACACCGAGGTACCCGTAGAGGTCCATTCCACAGTTCGCCCAGAGCCCTCTAAACCGCTTTTCCCACCTCGGACCAATCCCAGACTAGGGGACGCGGCTGAAAAGCTCCCAGACGAGCCGCCAGAGGCTACTACGGAGGTTATAGAAGCGCCCACCCCGGAAATCGCCCCAGAGGCTCCTGAATCGGCCACTAAATCCGAATGGATACCAGCGGGAGGACCAGAAGATGATTCGCCAAGGGAGGATGCACATTTATTCGGTAAACTCCCGCCTGGGCACGTTTTCAGTAAGGAGCCTAGCCCGCAGCCTACGCAGCAAGCCGGGAAGTTCTTAAAGGCTGTCCGTGGGTTGTGCCGAGCGGGCAAGTTCCCCGAAGGCAACCTGATTGACCTGTTGCAGACCATCGGGCAAACGGACCTGGGCAGTCTGGAGGAGATGGCTTTGACCAATCCTGCAACGCTGGAGTGGGTTTATTCCCACTGGACAAAGGACCTGCTACCGAAGCTCAAGGAGCTTAAGGAGGGTGCGCAATGAACATTTTGCCAAAGAAGGAGTTGCGCTACACTGGAAAGGGCGCATAAACGCCTAGACTCATTGCGGGAACGCTTGCACACTTCAACAAACAAGACTGAGCCGGGACAAAGTAGCGGGCAACCCATCAAAACCGAAAGTGCCACAAAGGAAAGGCAGGATTCGCATGAGTGAGAAAAATGAGCGTGGCGGCTGGACAAGCGCCAGCAACGCCTTTGCAGATTCGCTCTGCCAGCATAGGCATACGATGCAACGCGGGGTACCGGAACCACCGCGCTCCCTGGACGCAGATTACGGGGATCGCATCCATAAAGCCCTAGCCAAGGATGACCCGGCAGGGTTAAGTACCGAGGAGACAGAGGTTTATGATGCTTGTCAGCAAGTCTGCACGGAGAAAGTCCAGGAGTTCTTTGGAGGTGACATGGTGCCTCAAGTCCTGCGCTTCAACGAAAAGCGGGTTTGGGTCAAGTTCAGTTCCGGCCGTCGGCCTGGCGTACTCCTCCAACATTCCGGGCAGGCGGATCGGATATATCGTCTTGGGCCAAGGTTACTTATCCCTGACTTCAAAACGTTGCGGGGCGACGTACCAGCAAGCCCGCTCAACCTGCAGCTTAGGGACCTGGCGGCTATCTCCGCCAAGGACCTGATTGCCGATGAGGTGGGGGTGTTTATCTGCCAACCGCTGGTTAGCCGCAAGCCGGAGATTACCCTGTACCAAGGAAAGGACCTCCAGCAAGCGCAGCAAGAAATGTTTGATCGGGTGGACTTCTCCAACTTCCCGCAAGTGGACACACCGCAACCGGGGGAGGTGCAATGCAAGTTCTGCCTGGCCAAGGAAAAATGCGTAGCCTACCAGCGATTTGCGGCAGGCATGGTTATCGCCGTTCAAACCGTCCTCGACGTGCCAGTAGAAGCTTGGACGCCTGAGCAAAGGAGGTTCTTCTGCGACAAGTTCGACATGGCCCAACGCTGGCTCAATGAGACGTGGGAAAGCATCGAACGGCTTGCCAAGACATACTCCAATTACGTGCCTGGCTACGCGATGTTTCCCGGTACGATCCGCAAGGCGATTACCAAGCCCGGAGAGGTGTTTCAACGGTTCTCGGAATTGGCTCCCGAGGGATACGATGCCAACCAAGCCTTTATGGCCACCGTTACCGTAGCTCTGGGGAAGCTTAAAAACGAGCTAAGCGCGATGACAGGGCTCAAAGGCATGGCCTTAAATACGGCGATGGATAAGCTGATCGACGACTGCACCGTCTCAACGCCAACCAAGGAACAACTCAAGCCGATTGGGGGCGGGGGCGAGGAGCAGAAAGCCGCGTGAAAGCCTTTCTTGCCTGGATCGGTATTGTCTCGGCTCTGGCTGGAGCAGCGATTGCGCTCCGGCCTGAGCCATCAAAGCAGTCAATGGCGCTATCAGCCATCGTCCTCATGATCGGGGTTGCGGTCCTTTATTCTCTTGCCAAGAAGTAGGGGAGAGTGGTAAAGGGTCGGGTGTGTATGCCGGTCAACAATTTGCCGTGCCCCTTCTTCTAGCGCCTTGGAGCGCCTGGCTTACACACGCTGGGGCACGGCATTTTTCTTAACCTACCCCGCATGAAAAAAGAACTGTCTGAACAAGCCGCAAGATTGGAGGAGCAAGAATCAATTATCGAACGCACAAAAAGCAACGCCATGGAGTTTTGCCTGGCCGTAAAGACGATCAGGGATGAGCGGCTTTACAAGGTCGCTGGTTATTCCGCCTTTGACGAGTACTGCAGGAAGCGGTGGGGTTGGGGCCGTAAACGAGGGGACTATCTTGCGCGTTGCGCTGCCAAAGAGGAGGAGGCTAGAATGATACAAGCCTGCACAGGTGAAAGGCTTGAAAACACTGGTGTTAGCAAAGCTCAAAAATGCCTAATCGAGCGGGTAGTACATGGAGACGAATCAAAAACTAAACAAAACTTATTACCTATGGCAAGACGCGATCCTGATTTTGAAGTCATTTCGGTGCCGCCGCAACCGCTGGTGGTGAAGCCCAAGCCTTGCAATCCTGCTCTGCGTGAGCAGATGCACGAGCTTGCGATCCTGCTCAAGGACCTCCTGAACCAAGGTAATTTTGCCACCTGTCGGCAGTTCCGTCATGCGGTCGCTCTGGCTGACCGACTGGATCACACCGTCCAAGGGGAGTTCTTTCCAGATGATTTTGGCACCAAGTCCCGGGGAACATTGAATCAGGTCAAAGCTTATTGCCTGTCTCAAGGGCTCACCCAGGAGGACGGGGAATGGTTCTTTTTCAAGTGCGAAGGGTGCGGCTGGAAGAACAATGGCAAAGCGATTGTGGACTGGCAGGCAACGGTAGGAGCCTGGAAACGAGTTGGAAACATCTTCCCCTCCCACAAATCAACCGCCCTCAATGGTCACGATAAAGGCATCACACAGGCGGAAATGGTTCTGCGCCAGAAAGAGCTTGAGGATTGTCAGAAGCAAATCAACAGCCTGCGCAATTCGTACGAGTCGCATCAATCGTGGGACCAACAGGATAAGCAACGGTATTCTGTTCTGGCGACGAGGCGGAACGAGTTGAAAAGCATGTTGGGGATCAAGGTATGAGCAAGCTAGGACCGCTGTTTCCACAAGCCAAAAAGCTTTTCCACTGGAACTGGGTGAAGTGCCCGGAGTGCAAGGGTGCTCGCATGGTTTGTTATTCGGTTTACAGTTCGCCGCTACCTTTACACGGCAAAGCCGAGTTCAACCCGCTCTTTGCCTGCCCAATGTGCGACGGCGTTGGCAAGGTCCCGCCGGAAAAGTGCATGATTTATGTCCTTGAAAAATTGCTCCCATGAAATGAAACCGTTTATCCCAGACCCAAAGGATGTTAAACAGGTGCTAACACCCGGCGTCTGGATAGATCGGGAGGGAAATATGCACTTCTGCGCGGTGACGTTCTGCAAGGATCAAGGGTACGCTTTAACTCCCGAAAACGTGACTTTAGCGGCTCTGAAGTTTGGACAGATCATTCAGGCATTATATCCGCAAGCCTCGATTACCGATGTGTACTCAAACGGTCGAGAGGAGAAACATTTGGCAACATGAAACCTCTACCGCTTTGTTCCAAGTGCTGCGTGCCAACACCAGAATATGAGTTAAACGCAGATGAGCTTTGCACCGTCTGCGCCGCTCTTGAGTCGCTGCGTGCGGCTCACGAGGACAGCGGTGCGTGGCATCCGCGGCTAAAGCTGGACGCGGAACCGCCCAAAGCTCATAACCAGTTACCGCCCTCAGATCGATGAATGAAAACGACACCTTCGCCGCCTTGCGCTCAAAAGGATATGTTCCCGGGCCGGACGGGTTCTGGCACAAGCCTGCGCCTGGAAATCAAAGGCAAAATCCCAAGCTTCAAGAACAACAAAATGGTGGTGACAAAATCGCCCCAGGGGAAGTCATTGACCCGTCCGCTTTTAATTACCAAGCCGGAATTTCAGAAACGGATGCAGGAGATCGTGGCCGCTTTAGAGTATCAATTGTCCTGCGCTTTTCGGACCGTCGCAGAACCGACGCTAGCGGGAAACTCGATACAATACTGGATTGTCTTATCCGTGCCCGCCGACGATTGCTGGGAGAGAATCCCGATAATCGCCATCGAATGCGAACTGTGCGAACCCGGGCAAGAGGGAGCCACCCTTACGATAACCCGCCTTTCTGAATGCAACCCCTAGCCGCAATCCCGCCTTACGATCCGTTTCTGGTGCAGGGATTGGTGGGAAAAATCTGTAAGTTTAGGAAGGCAGATGTGATGATAAGCGATGTTGAGTTTATAAACTCAGATACTACTTATGTTGACTTGGACGTTCTTCAACAATCCACCGATGCATCTCCCCCGCCCTATTATTGGCACAATGGAGCCAAGTACCCATTAGATCAGATTCGCTTCCCCCATCACTGCGATGACGAATTGATCTGCCAGATTTACCGCTCTCGGTGCCTGGCGATGAAGTCTATTGCGCTTCGTTTCGCATCTGGAGAAATCGGGCAAACTCCCGCTGCTTGTACGCCTGCGCATCGCTCCACAGATACGCCCGCCCCTGTTCTTTCAGCCAAGCCTTGAACTGGCTTTCGGCCTTCTCGTTCCAAGCAAAGTTGGCGTGGCTCCATTTGGTGTACTGCGCAATGATCTCCTTATCTGACTTCCCCTGCTCGTGCAGAGAATCCATTGCTTGCCGAAAAGCTTTAGGGTCATTGCGGCTTACCGCCGCCCTCAGAGTTCCGTACCCCGGCACATCGGTCATCTCAATGTGAACTGTCTCCGGGTGCTTGGCCACTTTCCTGAACTGCCGTTCAAGGTCCTGCACCTCCTGCAAGTCATTCAGCTTGGGTTCAATCTTCAAGCCCGCCGTGGCAAACATCTGGCGTTGAATCGCTCCCGGCGGGTTGGGAGCAAAGACGCTTGGAGCAACTTCATGGAGACCGGCGCGAGCATACCGGCTGAACGTGATCGGGAGCGGTGCCACTGCCCGCCCCATGGCCATAATCCGGCTCTGGTCGCTGGTGAGATACTTTTCCCCTTGATGCCCGGTGATGCCGATCATCGCTGCACGCGCTAGCGGACTCATTTTGTTTGCTACGATCTGGTCGAAGGCATCCATCCAACCGCCCTTGGTTTCTACCAGCCGATAAACGTCATGGGAAATCTCGTTGAACACCGCCAGAGGCGAGAACCAAAACCCTTCACTATCCGCTCCAAATCCCGGGATAAAGGCATCGAACTTATGCCCCTTCTCCTCGTTCTGCCAGGTCGGTTGTTTCCTCGTAATCAAGTTGATCGCCTGGGTGAGTAGCAGCATGAAACCAACGCCTTGCGCCATGCCTCGGCCTAGCGTGCCAAGCTCAGTCACACCTCTGCGCTGTCCGAGGTTGCCGGAGATGCCGCTGATTCGTCCGGCAAATCCCGTCTCCTTCTTAATCAAACCTTCCACCCATTGAGGAGCCAGCCAGAAGATCCTCGCCAGGTCTTGCTCGCTCTTGCCCTTGAGCCAGCCTTGGCGTCCGATGTTGCCAAAGTAGGTATTCACGTCCCGGCTTATGTCCGTTATCAGGTCGGACGGTTCAAGGTCGGGTCGGGCCTTGTGCTGTCGCTCAAACTCTCTGACGGCGCTCTCGGTCATTAACCCTCGGGACACCCGATCAAAGAGGAAACGGTTGTAACGGCCGATGCTGGGATCAACTACAGCCACCATCGCCCGCCGAATCCCGCCAGACAGTGGAGTAAGTTTGGTGAGGAGGTCTGCATACAACGCATCCTGAATCTTGCCGATGTTCAATCCGCTACGGGAGAAAGCGTCTACCAATACCCGCCGGGTGATGGTTCTACTCCTGCCGCCCGGGCGTGTGAAGTCAATCGGCTCATTTGCCCAATCCAAATCTTTCTGGGAGATGATCCCTTGCCGGACGGCTTCCTTAGCGGTGGACTCGTCCATGTCCAAAACGCTCCAGCCTTTCCTGCCCAAGCCGCCACCAAAAACTCTGCCCGGGTTCATGATCGATGAGGCGTAGTAAACTACTCTGCCAAGGTGGAAGAAATCGCCCACTAGCAGAGCGTGCTTGAGTTGTTGGGAAATGGAGAGAGCACCGCTGGTAAGTGCCCAATCCGAAAGGCCGGTTTGGGTGGTGAGCCGCCGGACCAAGGGAGCCAGTTCATGCTGCACAAAGAGCGGTTTGCCGCCGTATTGCGGTACCTCGGTGTAATCCGTCGAGGGCGACTTCCAACCTCCTTGCCCGGTTGGGATCCCCTCCACCGCCGCGGGCATCCCGTTATTGATGATGTTGAGCAAGCCCTTGGTCCAGGCATCTTGATTGATTCGGGTTTGGCCTTGGCGCACCCGATGCTCGACAATCGAAGCTCCATCCCTCGTGATCGGGATATACGGTCCATTGGCAAGGGCTTCGTAGTAGGTGTCAAAGGTCTGTGGCAACTTGTAACGCTTGCCCATGACGCTTTTCTTCCAGAAAAAGGGCTTGGTCAGCATCACGTAACGGTGAGGCAAGTAATCAGGGTCCTCTTTCAAGTTCACACCCGCCGCCGTCTCACGGAGGTAGGCTTGCTGGAGTTGGGTTTTCATTTCCCGGGCTGTGTTTCCAAGCTCCGGGTCCCGCATGTGAGCCTCTGCGTAATCGAGTTCCTTCCGGGCTTCGTCAATCGCCCTCAACCAACCTTTAGCCGCCCTCTGTTCAAAGAAAGTGCCGATGTTCAGGTCAGCATTCGCCATCCTTTCCCCGGTATCCAACTGGTCACGGAACAGGTCAATCTGCCTCTGCAGGAGGGTGAAGTTGAGGACGCCAGTCTCAGACAATGCACCGCTCTCCACCAAAACATTCGCCGCTGCAAGGACTTCCGGCTTGCCTCGCTCCCATGGTTTCAACTGAGCGGCAAACCAATTGGAAGGACGTTGCCAGGTCCATCGGCGGATCGCCGTTCCTACTTTCCTCCCGTCATTGTTCCCCCTGTTGTACACAGAGTCCAGAGTCCGAGCCATTTCATCCGCAGTAAACCCATGACCTACGAAATCCATCAGAATATCGTAAGTCTCTAATATGCTGTTCTTTATGTTGCGGTTGAGAGCCGCCGGACGTTCGCCAGGAGTTTCTTTCGACAGTTCGGGCACAAGTCCTGCAGCTTTACTTGGACCCGTAGGCTTCGGTAAAGCCGTTGGCTCGCCGCGTGGCACTTCTTCCCCCATCGCTGCCCCGGGCGGGCGGGTTCTTTCCCGCATTTGCTGCAAACCTTCAAATGTTCCATAAGGACTTGGCCTAGTTAGCGTCCCCTCAGGCACTTGTGGGGCCGGAATTGGCGGTCCCATTGTTCCACGGACGATGGTTGGAGGGATCCTGGGCCTTATCGGAGGGGCTGGATAGACGAGTTCCCGGCCGCTCGGCGTAGGTGCTGCGGTTTCAGGAGCAGGCGGGCCAAGAAAGGTCCGGCCTTGGTCCATCGTTCTTTGCGTGAACTCATCGAGGGTTTGGCTCTGCGTGTGGTTTTCATAAAGTTGCTGGGCAAGCTGGTCCAACACCCCCTGGTCAGTAAGTGACGGGTTATCAGCTTGGATCTTCGCCGCCAGCTTGCGCAGCCCACTCACTGCAATACGGTTTTCCGGGCGCTGGAGGCCCACCAGAGCGTCTTTAACGTCCTGGGGGTCATCAATAGACCCGATCTCTCCCAGAAGGGAGTCCATGATGCTTTGGGCTTCTTCCCGCCGGAGCGGTTTATCGGCATCACCCCAAATCCTGGGAGCTTCACCGGCGGGCGTTTCCTCGGTAGGCATAGCTTCCGCCGCCGCAGAACCCGCAGTGGACTTGGCTTCCCGTCCAAAGTTATCCTCGTAATCCAACAGGGATTTAAACCCCTGGACAAATTTCTTCACCGGCTCATCCAGTAAGACGCTCGCAACTGGCCTCCAGCCTTTGAGCACATCTTCCAGTTTAGCCGGGTCACCTGTGGGGTTGTCGGGGTCCTGTAAGACTGGACCTTTGCGAGGGTCCCTAAATGTGCTGACCATGGCCACTCTCCCCGGCTCCTCGCCTGGTTTGCCTTTCTTCTGGAGCACGGTGAGCCGCTTGGTATTGGAGACATTTACCCCACTTGCTCGCGCATCATCGGTGAGGATCTGCCCAAGCAAGGTGGGGTTGGCTCGGTCATCCGCGCTGATTTCGTTGTAGGCATCTCGCAAACCACCGGCGCTGGAGACCTCGGAAGGGTCAACCGTCCGGCGTCCAATGCGATAGCTTTTGGTGGCCTGAGTGACAAGCTTCTGGAAAATCTGACTGATAACGTTGTTCCGGTACCGCTGCGCTGCTGCTCGTCCCTTGGCCTCCTCCTTTGCCTGGCGCAACTCCTCCCCTGCAAGTCCCGTAAGGTCCTGAGGTGTGCGAGGCGGAGGTTCTGCTACAGTCTTTGTCCCCAGCTTGGCCTTGAGATTCAGGGCATCCCGCAAGCCTTCTAGGAGACTGCCCTTGGCATTCATCATCCGCCGCCAAACCGCCCTCTGCCAAATGTCCACAAGCTGCCCCTTTTGGACGCCTGGAAAAGTCTTGCCCACAGCCTTAGCCCAATCCGTAAAGTTGGGAGCTTCCGGCTCGCCTTTAGGCTTGCCCAACTCTTTCTCAAAAGCATCGGTGGCCTCTTGCATGGCGGTGTAACCGCGGTGTTCAAAGTCGAAGGCAGTCCCTGGTTCTTCCTCCGGTCTGCCGCGTTGGACGGTGGCGGGACGCCCACTCCATAATTGCTGTCGTCCAACACGAAAGCCTTTTTCTTCAAGGTGTGTTTTAACTAATTCCTTTTGATGCTCAGAAGGCTCATGGGTCCAAGTAACCACTCCAGAATCTTCATCAAACCTCCACCTTGACGGTCCATTAAGCCCAAGAGAAAAATGATGAACATTCCAACCCGGCGATCTTTGACTTCTTACAGTATCTTCATCCACATCTCCCAAAATAGGTAATGCTGGACGCTGAATTGCCGCTGGACGTTCGGCTCCTTCCAGGCCACTTCTCCCTTCGTCCTCAACAATCTTTTCCCCAGGCCTGAGCATCCCATGAGACCAACCTTTGCCCATCGGCGTAGCCACTGAGGGCACCATGCCCCGTCCCAGCGGGGTCATGTCCCAATGTTTGTTCCCGAAGCTGGCAACGTATCGGCTACCGTCCGGGCGCTCGATGGAGATCAACCGCTCTCCTGGGATTAGTTCCGGCAGGTCCTCCCGCTTGCGGGCAACGGCGGCTGGTCGGACTGGCGTTTGCTCACCAACCGTTTTGCCTGGTTCGGTGGCGCTGGCAACTTGGTCACTGTGGACCGGCTCCAGCGGATCAAAGTCCTTGAGGGCTTGTCCTGAAAGCTTCGCAACGGTACCCGCTTCTTCGCGTGTAATAAACGGACGCTCATCGGTGCTGTAACCAAATTGCGGGGTGTTCCGGCTCTCGCGCTCCTCAAACCCTTTGACTCCTAACCGCTCCAAAATGTGGGGATGATTGGGACCGTAATGCACTTGGCCATTGTCGTCGATGTAAGCCGCCTGCTGGATCGTCTCCATCCCTTCTTTGCCTCCGACTGCGCGAAGGTTCTTCTGCATCCGGTCGAGCAATTGGTCGGTTATCCTCGTTCCTGCCTTTGCGGCTTTGGTTCCCAAGAACTGCCGTATTTTGGTGATGATTCTTCCCAGTGCATCAAGAGTCGCTCTGCCCCAACCTTCCTTGCCCTTCACCTCGGCAAGCTCGGTCGGCGTCATCCGCAAGAGCCGCTGCATCCTCTGGCGCAAAATCTCATGCCCGATAGTCACGGGGTTGAGTTTCAGTTTGGCGATCTCCGCTGGCGTAAGTCCATAGGTGTAAAGCTTATGGCCAAGCGCAACCTCGGCAGGTGTTAGCGTGTTGTAAAATTCAAGCGCATCAAGCCAGGTAACGTGCGAGTGAATGGCCTCCTCTGAAAGCATTGCTTGGGTTGCGCGCGCGCGGGCCTCCTCGGGAACGGTCTGCAACCATTGATCGTATGCTTTCCGGCTGACTTTGATTTTGCCAGGAATTATCGTTCCGTCTGGTGTTTGATTGGCTGGTTCAGCCTCGGCAATTCTCCTGCCTCCGCGCTCCAGTTTTCCATTGACCATTCGGTCCTCGTCACCGGGAAGATAATCGTCATGGAATACAACTTGATCGGTGCCAACTAAGCCTGTCTTTTGAGCGTCTGCTACATGCTGGTCTAGTAGTACCCGTGCTTGTCCTTTTTGGGCATCCTCGATGCCTCCCGGGCGAGCTTCTTTGCCTGCTTCAAGGGCGGGCACTTTGCCCGCATTTTCTTGCGCGAGGCGGGATTGCTGCACCCGCCGAAGAGCTTCCGTTGCTTTTCTGTATAGGGCATCTCGTGGACTTTCTCCTAGTGGCGCTTTCATGGTTGTCCCCAGGAAAGCCAAGCTACCAAGCGCCTCGGTAGCCGCACGGGGATCGGTTTTCTGCAAAGCCGCAGCTAAAGCCAGCCGCGGATCAATCTTCGCGTAATCGGCAATCTCTCTAGGGTTAATGCCTGCCGTTGCCTCTCCTGCTTGCTGCCCGAATGTTTTTGCGAGAAGTCCTCCAAAAATAGCCTTTAATAACGGTCCAGAAACCCCAGGTGGAAGCAATCCAGCGGTGCCTAGAGTCAATGCCCCCGAAGGACTGAAGATGAAATTCGGAATTGAAATGCCTGTGTTGTAGAGACCAGCCGCTATTTTTTCAGGTGTCCCTGCTTCTTCTGGAGGGTACGCGGAGGGAAATCCGATCTCGTTTTCTGGCGGGACAAATTTCGTGCCTCCAATTTCAAATGGTCCGGTACGCCCGTAAGTTGGTCCAGTCGGATTGATTCCAAACTTAGCGAAATTCTGCCGCGCTAACTCCTCTGGCGTCCTTGGAATGCCCGCTTGTACTTGCTCGAAAGTCGGTGCCTCTGCGGTGAGGTCGGTAGGTCCTTCTGTTGGTTGAGCCGTGCCAATGTCGAAACCGCGTTTGGCAATCGCTCCCGCCGCCAGCGGGACATTGATCGAAGCTTGGATCGCCTTCCTAACTTCGTCGGGACTCGGGACTCCTCCTTCTTGAACAGGCTTGAGGCTTGAAAAATCAGGTCCTTCCGATTCCTCAACCGGCGAAAGCGTACTAAAGTCGGGCAGCGGCATTAGTAGTACCCATGCTTATCTTTTTTGGGCATGGCCAGCGTGTGCATGGGCTTCTTGGGAAGCCGCTCCATCAACGGGTACACCTTTTGCTTTTTGTAAGGGATATTTTTTACCGCGTGCGGGTTGGCCAAGGCATGTCGCCTAGGTTGCATGGAGCGTGCCCGACTCCCGGGCATCATCTTCTTGGTGTGTCCTGCGTCTGGTCCAATGTGTTTCATCTATTCCTCTTTCCAATTTTCCTGAGTGGTGTCACTCAGCGGGTTTGATGCGTTGCCCGTATAAACCCAGGTTTTGCCTTGGGCATCCTTGAATTTTTTCTTTGTGCTTGGCGCAGTTGCGGCAGGAGCCGTCTTGCTCTGCCCAAAAATCAGGTCGTCATATTGGTTCTGGAAATTGTGTAAGCGCCGTTTGGCGTTGAGAATATCCTGGGCCGTCTTTTCATCTGTCTTGGGCGTGATCTGCTGCATCGCCGGTTCTCCCGGCTTTTGCATCGCCTCGATCTCCTTTCGGAGGCTCTCCATCTGCTTGTCTTTTTGTGCGGTTTCAGACAATTCCCTTCTCAGAGCCATGTCCGCTTTTTGCCAAGCCGTCATTTCCGTCCCTGCTGGGGGAGAAATCATGTGGACAGCGTTTCCGCTGCGAAAACCGTAACGCCCCGGGATCGGTTTTCCGGTTTGATCCAAGATTGGCTGAGCCTGAATCGGTCCAGTCTGTTGAGGAGATGCCGTTAGTCCCCGCATGGCGGTGCTCATTGCCCCGGGTGCGCTGTGAAAAAGGAGCGGACCCCACTTGGCCATTGCCCTATCGGCGGGCATACCGCCTTGAATGTCCAATTGATAACCCCGTTGCCCCTGGTAACGGACAGCGGCCTCAATGGCTTTGCCTGCTTGGTCAACGGGGAAACTTTGAAAAGCGGACTGGTAGATTGGTCCCAAGTCAGGCACCGGCACACCACCGCCGCCCATGCCGGGAGGAGGAGCAATCGAACGAGCCGGACCTGCGGTCGCCGCTGCAAGGCGCGATTGCAAGGCCGCTTGTTGTTCAGGACTTAACCCCGCTCCACTGGGGTTGGGACCGACATACATTGCCCCACTTGTCGTCGGTGCGTTCGGTTCCGGCATTGGTGCCATGAGATCAACGCCAGCGGTCGGTGCAACGTACATCGCTCCCGTTGTCGTCGGCGCATTCGGATCGGGAGCGGGTGGTGGTCCGGGTGGAAGTTCGTAAGCCATCAGTAAATCCAATCAAGGGTAATTCTCATCGACGCTAGACATTGCCTCGTCCGTGCTCGGTGCGGGAGGTCCGGCGGCTTCCGAGTATTGAGTCGGACTAGCCTGCGGTTGCCACCAACCGGGCGCGTAAGCCAAACTCTCTGGGTCAGTCATCGTAACATAAGCTAAAGGGTCTATATTATCGGCAACGCCAAGGTAACCCTCCATCCCGGGAATGGTTGTGCTGGTGCTTGTACCGGGAGCTTGAGGGCTTTGAAATGCATTATTCCATTGCGCCCCGTAAGTGCCACCCGCCCCCGATGGTTGACCGCCATACTGCGGTGTCGTGGTGATTCCTCGGTCCGGGTAAGACTGAGACCCTAACTGTGTACTTGAGGTTCTCCCGGTGCCGGTGGTGGTGGTGCCCGCCGATCCCGGTGTCACAAGTTGGCCGGTGGGGTCGTACAACGGTGCCGCCGGGTTCGCCGCATAAGCCGCGTTCAATTGTGCCTGGGCATTATTCATTAGCTGGTAGGAGTTCATTCCCACCGCTCCCAAAAACTCCGCTCCAATGTTCGGGCTTCCCGGTGCAATGCCACTGGCAATCCCCCTTTCAGCCGCTTGCCGAGCGAGTTGATCGGATACGTCTTGCGGCAGTTCTCCGCGGAGACCGCTCAGAATATCGGCGGAGCTTTGCGCCTGTAGCGCCGGGGCATTGGGGATTCTCGCTGCGTTGGCCGCTTGTTGGGCATTGAGGTTGATCTGGTTGATGAGCGCCGACAGGGAACCAAGATTACCCACCCCTTCCAGGTTCTCCGCCGTGGCTTGAACGGGCGGGGTGGCTTTGGTGGTTTGCGTTTGGTCCTGTTGCTGGACACCGGTGTGGAGAGAGTAATCAATCGGCATAACAGTCAGATAGGTTGCATCCTCAGCCGGTCGCTGCCCCAGAGCGGGACGGTGATCGCCGGTCGTTCTTTTCCGAGGTAGTGATCCAACTGGCCAAAGAGCAAAGCCAAAGCGTCTTGGTGTTTCGAGGCTCCCAGTTTCAAAGCGTTCTGGTTGTCCATGTCATCGTATCGGATGCTTTCCATCTCCCGCATGAGCGCGGGGATGCAGGGGATCAAGAGATAATCGGGGTCCGAAACTACCGGGATAAAATCGAGCTTGGCCATCGCCTGCACCGTCACCGCGCCTCCGGGTTGGTTGCAGCAATTGGGCGGGAGTCCGTTGACGAGGTAGCGGCGGTAGTTGGCCGTCAGCTCGTTGTTCTCCATCGAGGAGAGCGAGGACGTAACTCCGGTTACGGGATCCATCTGGAAAAAGACTACTCCACCAAACGTATAATCCTTCTGGATCCCCGTAATACTGGTGAAAGCGTTAGCGGTCATCGCAAAGGGAAAAGCCAGCGTAACTACCTCACCGAAAATCGGTGCGCCGGTTACGGCATCGGTCGAGGTGACCGGGAGTCCCGCGGTATTGTTGCCTGCAATGATGACGAGCTTGCCTGCGTCCCTTTGGTCCGAGGGATACACTAAGATTTGCTGCGGTGTGCCTGCCAGCGTGCCAAGAATTGGCGTGCTTTCCCGGTCATAGGTCTGGAGGAGATTGTTACAGGGCGAAGTGGTGAGGCCCAAAAGCCCATTAGGCGCTGCGATGTTTCCTGGGCATTGCCGCGGCTGGACACCGGGACCGTAATCGAGAAACTCAAAGAACCCATTCTGAATCTTTACCGGCCGCTGACAGACAGTCATATTCTCCAACCGGGCAACCTCTCGGGGAACGACAAGATTGGGTTGTCCGTTCTGGCTTAGGGTCACCGTGAAGTTGTACCGCGCCCAAGTTCCCCACCAGCCTTCTTCCGGTTGCATCGGGTCAATGAGGAGTTTGTCGGTGGCCTCATTCACCATCCCGGCAATGGTGGGAATGTCCGTTTGACAGATGCCCAGGCTTTTCGGGATCCGGCTGGCCCTTAAATCTGCCAAGCGTACTCGTTGCATTGGTTCTTTCTATGCTCCTTTCATGGTCAAAGGTCAACACACAGACGTATCATAGGGCGGAGTCTCAACGTGGATCCCGTGGATGTGATACCCACGGATCCGGCAAAAACCTTTGGTGGTGATGATCGGCTGAAACTTATACCCAATGTTGGTAGGTCGGTTATTCAGCACCCCGCATGTCACTTTGAAATTCGGACCGAAGGTCATCGGGATTTTGTAGCCCTGCCGGAATTGGATCGGGTAAGCGCATGGGGTCGAAGCGTTTTCCCGGCAATCTCGTGCGATGCAGATTTGTTGTGTCCCCCAATCGTAAATGCAAGGGTCCTCGTCCACCCGGTATTGGAGTTTCACGTCCACCGTCCCGAAAGCTTTGTCGAGCCAAAGGTCAAACCCATCCAGACGCTTGCGCTCGAAAGGACCGCCCCCGTTGGCCCGGGAGTAGGTGGAGAAATCAATCGCCGGAAATTCGATATACATCTGGATCCGGTTGTCGATGGTTCCCGGGCTTCCCGGCTGGGTGAAGTCCGAGGTTTGAAAGTCGGTGATCTCCCAGACCTGTAGCGTGGAGTCGATGCGAGATTGGATGACGGCAAAGGCCCGCTCACGCCCTCCGAAGTTGCCCACAAACATTTGCAGGACGTTGAGCCCTTCGTACATCCCATCCCACGCGGGAGGCTTCTGCTCCTGCAACGTGCTTACGGGATCGAGGTCCATGATGGCAATCCCCTGGAACACCGCACCGCTCTTGGTGTTGATCGGGAGAATGGCTTGGTAAAGACGGTTGCCGAAAGTGATCCCGCTGGCAAAGTTCATCAGACTGCGGTCATTGAACGCGAGCACCCGGTTAAGGTTGTTGGAGATCACGGTGTTGCCCCAGCCCTGGAAGTAGCGCAGAGCCATGAAGAATGAGCGGATTGCCGGGTCGAGCGATTGATAGAACAAATCACCGTTGACGGATACCACGCTGCGATCTGAGGAGGTGCCGTTGGAGTTCATCACCACGCGGAGCAACGGTTGCGTGGAGGAATTGGCGGCAATCCAATCCGTTCGGGTGATCGGCACCGTCAGAGCGTAAATCTGTTTTGCGGTGAAGATGAACAGCGGGCCTTCGCCAAAGGTGGTATCCAGAGAAATCGGGTAGGTGATCGCCCGAATGTTGCCCGCCATCGCCGGGAGATTGAACCCGTCTCCGCCAAGCGCCAGCGGGTTCTCCGTAACCCGGAGGATCGAGTCGATGAAATTGTACTGAGCGGTGCCGCTGTTGGTGTCGCCCGCAATATCGCCGCCGCTGAGGAGCCGGTTCTGCGCGTAAAAGATGCGTCCCTGATAGTAACTCATCGCCGTCGCCGGAGGCAGTTCGTTGATGTTCGGTCCGGTCAGATTGCCGGTAATGCCGTTGGAGCGCCGGAGCTTTGTCCCATCCCAAAACAGCGGCAGCGTTTGACCGTCTCCGGCCTGTTTCACCATGAATTGTTCGCCTTGGACGAAGTAAGCTTTGAGCGCATTGGGCGGGTCGGCAAATTTCCCCGTCACATCGATCACTGCGTTGTTGGTGTCCACCCGGACTTGCAACATGCGCCCGTTGATCGAGAGCATCAGGTAAGGCGAGTTGCCTCCCAAGGGTTCGGTGTCATACATCAAGCCGCCCTGATAGATGGCTCCAGCGGGAGCGATGTTGCAAAGGTATTGGAAACCGGTCCGAGTCTGGATGCCGCCGCCTCGGACTGTGCCGTTAGTCAGCCAGGCAAGAGCGGTCCGCGTCAATCCGTTAGATGAGAACTGGGAGCGGATGAGCGGCACGCGGGAGGAGTCAACTCCGAAGCTGAAGTCGGCCTGTCCATCAGACAACCTAACATCACTTGCCAAAGTGCACCTCCCTGTTCATCTCAAGAGTTGGCGTCATGTGTGAGTCTTACGTCGCTGGCCATGATTAGGCGTTACGGAAACTGAATGTGACCGCTAACGTATTCACGATTGCCGGATTGGCGCTGAAATTAACTGTCATGGCGACTTGCACAGTTATTTGAGTCGTGCCTGCGGGCACCGTGAAAGGTACTGAATTTGACCCCGAGGCTCCGACAGATAGTGATGTATTTAAAAAGGCATTATTATTCTGGTCTAACAAGGTCACGTTGTAGCCATCGTTAAAAGGTCCGATGTTGGTAACAACGAAACTTGTGTCCAAAACACAATTTACCAAGCCGGGTGAGGGATTGTTGACTAGTCCGTTTTGAGGACCGTTATCCGCTTGTGTGAAACTGAAAGTGCCTAAAATCGTGCTGGCTGTTACGGTGCAGGTTTTCCCCATCAATGGAGCCGCGCTGCCCGGAGGTATTCCCGAAGCGTTTAGAAACTCAAATGTCCCCCAATTCAATTGGTCCCACGGAATGCCAAGGGACTTTACTTGGATGAGACAGATGTTTCCCAGTGAATCGATCATGTCCACCAAGATCGAGATTGGGTTAAAGGTGCTCGGCACACCCGTAAATTCTCCGCTCGTGTCCATGTGGATGCCCGGAGGCAACGGAGGAGAAAAGTGGTCGAGGACAAAGGTGTAAGGCGGGAAACCTCCAACTGGTATCAGGTGAGCAAAATAGGAGGACCCTTGATTTGGTCCCGGCAGGAGTTCAGCGTTGGCAATATCCATCACCACCAAGGCATAGGTCTGCGCGAACTGCAATCCGTTGGAGTCACTGATTAACACCGTGAAGGGAAAATTCCCAGCCTGCGTCGGCGTCCCTGAAATGAGCGCGGAGGCCACATCATTCTGCTCAAATATCAATCCAGCTGGGAGAAAGCCACTTTGGATCATGAAGATGTACGGAGCCGTTCCGCCACTGGCTCGGATCTGAGCGGCGTACGCCTGGTTATTGCAACCATTGGCCAAGGTCTGCGTAAGCTGGAGCGGATTCTGAGCGGCGAAATGGCAGGCGAGAGCCGCCGCTTGCTGGTCAGCCGTAAGCTGGTTGGCGGCAACGATAGTGCCGCCGGGGATTGTATAGTACCGGAAAGAGCCGTTTGGACCCGGGACCTTGCAGACTTTCGGATTGTTGAAAACTGTTTTCTGCGGACCGGCGCAGCTAATGGCATTGGCAAGCGCCTGTAAGGCCGCGTCAAACGGCGTGGTGGACCGGGACAGGACGATGCCACAAGACAGAAGCTCGTATTGAGTTTGTAACGGAGGAGCGCCCCAATCGTCGCCGTAAGCGAATTGGATTGACAGAAAGTCCAGGCCATCGGGTGATTCGCTGGAAAAGTTTTGGAAAGGAGAATCTGACCCGGGACACGTAATCGCGTTGGGACAAAGCCGGACTACAGGCGTCCCCGGGACATGGGGAGGCTGCACCAAGAGTATCGGCGGGATCTCCTCCTCCACATTGGGGACCTCCGGGGCGATCTGGTCGGGAGGTATTTCCTCAACTGGCGGCGGTTTGTCCGGTTTGGCCATAGTCAGAACTTACAGCAGAAGTACACCGACAGAATCAGGACCCCCATCAAAAAGAGAAACGCGCACAGTATCACGATGGCCTCTTTCTGATGTTCTTTCAGGGGAATTAAGTTTTAGGTGGTGGTGCCGGGGACTGAAATGTTTGCGCAGACGTAAGCGCATTGTTGATCGCTCCGGCCACGGCGGCAAAGGTGGAGTCACCGGAATTGGAGACATGATCCAATACCGCTGTGTGACTGCCCGTCGCCGCAATGGCGTTAGCCATGCTGGTCACCACTGCGTTGCGGTTCTTGTAGGCTGCGATCCCACCGGCGATGATCCCCGCCAAACCGAAACCGCCCTCAATCAGGAGATTCGTAATCCCGGCATACGGGTTGGCCGGTGATACCGCAGTGGCCACCTGCTTGACGGTGTTGCTGATGGAGGACAAGTCGGCGGGGTTGTACGGCGGCTGGTTCCATTGCCCGGTAGCCGAGTTCTGCACGGCGTTTGGGTTTTTTGTGGCGCAAGAGGCGAGCACAACGAGGGACAGGAGGAGTAAAGAGAGCTTCGTTTTCATGGCTTTGTATTCGGCTTTGCGGTCGGCGTTGTCAATCCATTTACGGCCTCCACCCGGGCGAGCCGTTGCACCACGTCAATGTAACCTGTCTCAATGTTATCGAGACGCGCGTAGAGCCTGCCTGCTTCCCATTTGAGCAGGCCGATGAGCACAATCAGCAAAACGCTGTTGAGGTTGACGTGTTTCTTAAGGCTGGAAATCAGTTCATCCATAATCAGATCGCCAGAGCGTACACCACCAAGCTCCAATTGCCCCAATTTAACGGACTTTGCAGGGCGAAATCCGTTATCTTTTTCCACGTATGGCATTGGCCCTCGTTGCCAGCAAAAAACTGCGCGGTGTTTAGAAAGATGGTGCTGGCGTTGGCACCCACCATTGCAATCTGCGGGCGATTGGTCGGGCAACCCCACATCTTCAACGGCACTTCGTCATTAAGCGAATAGTCAAAGTTGGCATCATTCACCGTCATGCGGATCACCGGGATTACTAACTGCGGAGTTTTAGAAAAGCCGTGGGCAAAACTCTGAATACCGGCCGCATTGGAGAACGTGTTGGTTGTCATCCCCGGCACCGAAAAGGCGTAAGCTTTGGTCTTAAAGTTCGCCATGCTGACACCGTTGATCGCGCTGTCGTTGACATTGAAATTCCAGGCGACATTGTTAGCCTCCTGTCCAACCCGGAGCGCATCGCTTACCAGCGTGACCTGAGTGGAGTTTTGCAGGCACAGAGAGATCGGTGCCGGAGGAGTTTGCTTGAAGTAAAAGTCGGCAGGCATCTCGTCCCCAATCGGCGCATTGACCTGCGCGTCATTGCCCACAACCAGAACCGATGAATAAACTAGGTTTGGCACGGCTCCGAGGCCATGATTGAAATTGGTTGCCCCGGTGTTCTGCGTAATTGGTCCAGCCGTGAAAGGCGAGATCGTGTTGCCGACTAGACAGTAAACCTTGACTGCGAAATTGGCGGAAGAACTGACTGAGCTTGCGGTGTTGTTGGCTCCCTTGTTCCAGACCACCCAGGTCGCACCGTTCCTAAATTCATTGGTCTGAACGCTGACCGTAGCTGAGTTGACGTAAACTCCAATGACAGATTGCCCGCCAAAGCTGCTCCAAGTCAGCATCCCTATGTCAATCTCGTCCCCGGCGCTGTATCCGCTCGCCGCATCGTTTGCCGTGCAAACAAGGACGGGCCTGACGATCTGAGGAGTCACACCCAAGGGATGATTGAACGTGTTCATCCCGGTACCGATTGTCACAAGCGGCGTGGTGAAGATATTAAAGAGCGGTGGAGTCGGCGGCGGTGTCGGCGTCTTGTTATTGAACCATTGGCAATCCAGGTAGGTCTGAATCTCCCGCAATTGGTTGGGAGTAAAACAAGAGAAACACCGGGAAAGGTTTCTCAGGTTCGTTGGGTTGCAGGCAAGGCTCATATTGCCCAGGCGTAGATTTTCAGAGCGAAGTTGTTGAGGGAGGTGGGCTGAATGTTGGAGACCTTCGTCTGCCAAATGTTGGTGGTGGCTTCCTGTCCAGCGGCAAAGTTTGCTGTGTTACCTATGATGTTTGTGGAATTTGCGGAAATGCCGGAAACAATGCCCAGAAAAGCACTAGTGCTTACTTGCCAGATTGGTATCTCATCGCCAGCGGTGAAGCCGGACGCGGCATCATTGGCGATACAAGCAATGGAGGTGTAGATCAACTGTGGTGTTTTGGAAAAGCCATGCGTAAAACTGAATGCCCCAGAACCGACTGCAAGCGTTTGGGTAAAACTGGGGGCCACCAAAAAGCACCTCGGACGAAGAACAAAATTGTTCAAACTGCTTGGATTGGTGACATTGAAAGCACTGACAACCCAAGAGTCAAAATTTGCCTCGTTGCCCGCAAAAAACATCGCTGTATCGGTTATGAGATTGCTGGAATTTGCCCGCACGGCACTAGTCACTCCCTTCGCCCCGGCATTTTGGAAACATGAGGTCACGTTCTCCTCTACCCCAATGGTCGCAGCTGTGTTCGCATCGTTGGCTGTGCAGTGGTAAGCGGGGAAAATCAAATTTGGAACACCATTCATTCCATGGCCAAAACTTCCAGCCCCAGTGTTGTTTGACTGGTCTGGAGCGGTGAATGATTGACCGTTGGTCGGCACAATGGCGTATGCTTTAAGGGCGAAATTATTCACGGAGCTTATGCCATTAACTCCGCTAGCTCCCCGACGATACATTTTTACAAGCGCCTGATTCCCGGCACTTAAAAATCCGCTGTGCAGATAAATGTTCGTAGCGTCCCAAAAGACGCTACACGGGCCTTCCACAATCCCTGTATTTGATGAGCTTGCGCTTGGGATTTGAATCTCATCCCCGACTTGATAACCTGTGGCAACATCGTTGCTGATACAGACCAAGACCGGGATAACAATAGGCGGAACTTGGTTAAGATGATGAGCAACCGTTAGAGAACCGTTGGCAAGTACCTGCGGCGTAGTGAAGATGTTAAACGTCGCAACCTGCTTCGTCAGTGCCCACTGGCACTGGAGGTAAGAAAGGATTTCCCTAAGCTGGTTGGGGGTGAAACATTCCAGACACTTTGCAGAGGCGATCAGTGGACCGGGTTTGCATTGTAAGGCCACGGCGCTTATCCTTTCGCTGCGAGCGCCGGTTGTCGCCGGTCGCCCGCAGCTAACAAAACATTGATTGAAGCAATGCTATGTATTTCCGCACTCTCGCACACCGCATCGCAACTGGAAACAAATTCAGGACTCATGGCCAATCTGCAACGGCCACTTATCGGATTTGGATCGGAATGATCCAACGCTGCACTAACGCAAAAAGGATCGGTTATAAGTACTACGGAGGGAAAGGGATTAGTGTCTGTGTACGATGGAAAGCTTTTGCGAACTTTCTGATCGACATGGGGAAAAAGCCAGTTGGTAAAAGCTTGGAGAGAAAGGATTCCAATGGCGATTATTGTCCAGAGAATTGCTGTTGGGCAGATCCAAAGCAGCAAAACAGGAACAGGAGAAACAACCCAAAATTTACCGTGCGGGGATTTACTGGTTGCCTTATGGAATTGTGCGAAAAGTTTGGCGCTGACTACCGCAGAACTGGTGCCAGGATTAAATTGGGATGGAGCATAGAACAAGCACTTTTTCATCCTAAAATCATAGGAAATCCTAAGTCCCGCCAGCCGCAAGGCACGTCAAATATGCCTGGACTGCCATAAGTTCCTTGTCAGTGAGGCAGTGCAGACAGCTTGCCTTGGCCACTACCGCCGTGATGTTGGCGGTCGTGGTCGCCTGCCCCGCTACGAGAAACAAAAGATACGTCTGAATCTCAAGCTGTTGGCGGGGGGTTAGGCAGTGCAGGCAGCTTGCAGCCGCTTCCAAACTGGCAGGCGTGCAACTTAAGGTGGCCATGCGTCATGCCAGAGCGGCGAGTTGGCAAATCTCTATGGCCTGCAATTGCGCCCAAGCCAAATTGCACAAGGGGTTAATCGCTGCCCGTAGTTGGCTCACGTTGAATGTGCCTGCTGGTGCCGTCCAACCGCTGTCAATCGCGCGTTGGCGCTGGATGAAAACCTTAAAGGCCATGTAGGTAATGTCGTTGAATTGAGGCGAGGAATTTCCGCAATTCATGCAAGCGGCTGCTTTGAGCAACGCGGCGGCCGGTGCTACCACCGTAGGTCCATTGCTGGGGTTAGCTTGGAGCCAGAGAAAGTACACATAAGCCGCTTCCAGTTCCAGGGCGCTTAGCTTCTGCAAGCCGCCGGTGGCCAGTGACAATGTTGTTGGGTTGCAAGATAAAGCTGCCATATCAGTAATTCTTCATTGATTTTTCTTCCTCTTGGTCCATCCGGTCAAGCTCAGCCGGTCCGCTTTCTTCGTCGGGCATTCCGGGCGGATGCGGCTCCGGGTGCTCCTCGCCTTCACCTGTGGCATAGACTACCTCGGCTTCATCGCCGTGGATGGCCACCACTTTGATCACCCGCTCATCGCCCACCTCCACTTTGTCTTGGTCGTCCTTCTGCAGGACTTTGAGGGGGACAAGTGTCTTGGCCATCATGGCGCTCTTTTCGTCCACGGACTCCTTTTCTCCCTTCGGCATTTCGCCGCCTTCACCGTAAAGATCGTCCATGGCACCCTCGCCGCCGTCGCCAGGATTGCCGGGGTTACCGTAGCCCATTGCCATAATTTGCCTTTCAGGAGGAAACCTGAGCGGCCCACCAGACCGCCCAGGGTCCCACTATGTTATTACCGAAACCAACTTTAGACAACAAACGGCAAGGTAGCCGTGGTGCAAGCGGTGCCCGTTAGAGTGATGTTCAAGCCCGAGACAGCCCAAACCCCCATCGCCGGTACCAGCGTGTTAAGCTGGTTGACCAAGCCTGCCAGCGTGTTCTGGCCGGTGATCGGCGGATGGAACACCACCAGCCCATTGCAGGTGATCGTATCCCGCAAGATATCGTAGAACCCATCCACCGGGTTCAGGACCGGCGTGAACGTGAGGACCATGTTGGTCGTCGAGCAAGGCGCGTTGGCGCTGGAGTAGGTTTGCACAGGGTAGCCAGGATCGGCCGCGCAGCGAGGCACGTCAATGATGCAGGCAGGCTCGCGCAGAGCCCAGAATACCTCCGCAAATTCGGGGTATTCGGCCTTCGTCGCAAAGCTGAACATCGATAGGAATTTGCCCTTGTTGCGCCAGGAGTTATCGACGGCAATCGGGTTGCCGTTCACGTCCGTGCCGCAAGTCAGGTTGTCCATGGCGAACATCCATTTCCCAGCGAAATCACGCATGGCAAACGGCATCTCCGGATTGATCGCCGTGCTGTCACGCACGAGCGAGGTCATGGACATGCGATGCCAAATGAAGTCCACCTGAATCGGCGCATTCTGGTAATCGTTGTTGACGTTTTCCTTAATGCCTTCGGTAGCGGCAACGTTGTTGTAGGGGAAAACCAACTGGAGTTGGTTGGTGCCGTCCGAATTGACCTTCTGCAAGTTGAGGAAACGGAGCGGCATCGCATCGGCGCGGAGACCGAAGTTGCCGATCTTCCCCACCCAACCGTATTTGTGGTACTGCTGCGCCTCGGTGAAGTCAGTGAAGCGCCAGTGATCGGTTAGCTCGGGGTTGCCTTCGCAAATGTCCCAGACGCCTTCCATGTCCATCACAAACTCCAGCATGGGCTGAGTTCCCATCGGCTTCGCATCCGGCTCGCCCTTGTTGCCCACGATCTCCTCGTCCAGAGCACCCTCAAGAATCTGCGGATGAACTCGGCGCTGGAGGTGCCGAGCGCCGAGCTTGGAGGTAGGAAGGACAGGGAGATTGAAAACCGTTTGCGTGCTGTCCCAGTACCCGCCGCCGTTGGCCGTCAAGCCGTTGGTGCAGGCCCAGGAGTATTTGGCGATGCGCAGAGCCTCAGTTCGGAACCGGTGGGAGACGATGATTGAACTGGCCCGCCGCAAGGTCCTGATGACATGGGCGAATTGCTGCTTGGCCCGGTCGGCAGAAAGGATCTGGTCAAAGCAGAAAAGGTCGGTGGCGTAGGACCGGCGCTGGAGCTTGTAACTGTCCCGGGTGAAGCCCAGGCCGATCAATGTGACGTTCGGATCGCAAGGCTTGCCCACGCAAGACGCTGCCGTCACATCTTCCCACGGCGTTGACAGGTCGGGGAATACGTTCTCGAAACGGTCGAAGGTATGCTCTACGCCATCCTCGGCCTTGAACCGGCCGGTGGAGACGTGGCCCACCCATTGACCGCGGGGATGGAGGGAGCGGATGATCTCGTCGTCCAAATGTTCGGAGCGACGGGAAAGGAAATCCGTGAATGCGGAGCAGCTGATCGCCATAAAATCACAACTGTTTTGCCCCTAAGGGCTGAGTTAAACGGTGCTAAGGTTTCTCTCGCAGTTGTGACCCTTAGCGGAAGGGAGCCAGGTGATTGCCGCTCGCCTAGCTGCAAGCGCAAGGCACTTCTCCTCCAATCCGGTAAAACTGTCAATAGGAAAAAGAAAAGCCCGGACAACGGGTCCGGGCTGGGAAGGATGCTTTATGAACAATAGCAGTGTTCGGGCGATACTCTAACTCGGGGAAGCCTCGGGCGCAACCGCTGGCGTTGGAGTCGAAAGCAGGATCGGCGTGATCGAGAAATTGTTGAGCGCCCCGCCGTGGCCGCTCCCGATAATGTGGATGTAATTAGCCTGTTCCCAGTTGCCGCCGTTGGGGTCAATGTCGGGGATTAAGGCAACCGAGCTTTCCACCAGCTTTTTGACCGCGTCCGGCACGCTCTGTTGATTGTTGATGATGATCACCGCATCGGCTTTGGTTGCGTAAATATCTACTGCCCAACTCATAATTTGTGTCCTTTCTCTTGGTTTCAGACAAAGACTGCCACCACTTCTTTAGCTTGGCAAAGCTTAAACGTGCGGGGCGGCTGATTAACCATCCGTCCGGCTCCCTTGGGCACGATGACAGTCCAACCCACTTCAAGCTCTGTCACCGTGCCCTCCCCGATCTTTCGCACGATGGCCTTTTGCCCCGGCCACTTCTCGGTCTCGTGCTTCACGATTCCTCCCGCGCCGACATTGGCACCGCTGGGGAAAACCACACCGCCATTGCTTTTAATCTCTGGGACAATCTCAAGGAGAACTTGCCCACGAAAGGGTTTGACGGTTGAAATCTTGAATCCCGAGAAATCGATCATTTTCTGCAAGCTTTGTGAGGTCCCCAAAACTCATCGCATTTGCCACATCGCTCACAATGGCCTCCTGGGTAATCCCATTTGTGCGCTCCAAACCAACATTTTGACCACGGATGGTGACCCGAAATAAGCAATTTGAGGAAGTTCAAAAATCTCATAACTGCGGTTTATCCAGCGAATCGATCTCGTCATTGGCGCTTTCCAGATAGCTCTTGCCGCCCTTGCCTCGGGCCTCTTTCCCGCCTCCGGCTGGAGGTGCGCTGCCTTCGTACTCGGCAATGGTTTTCTGGGCTTCCGCCAAATCCGCTCGCAAGGTTTTATTCTGCCGCGCCAACCGGTCATGGTTGGCCGCTTTCATGCGGATGATTGCCAGGCGCGAGGCGCGTTGCTCGCCGGGAAGCGGGTTGCCGTTAGGCTTAAAGACCGAATCGACGTACTCCAAGCCCTTCGTGAATAGGGAGGTGCCTTCCGGATCGGTCTTGTCCTCCGCAAACCATTTCGGGTACTTGGTGGCGATCTGGTTAGTGGTGCCTTCGTAAGCGTCCTGGGACTTCTTAGCTGCGGCGAGCGTGGTCGTCTGCCGTTCCTTCATCCGTTCGCCGCTGTTCTTTTGCGCATCGGCCAAAGCTTTGTGCTGTGCTTCGGCCAAGTCCTTAATCTTTTCGACATGCCGGATCACGCGATGAGCCGCCCGGCCAAACCATGCCTCCGCCAGAACGTCAACTTGATCGAGGGGAGCACTGGCCAGAGCCATAATATCCTCGGGCGTGGCTTTGCGGCTGACTTCTCCGTCTGGTCCATCGTACTTGATCTGGAACTGGGTAATCTCTCCAATCGCCTTCTGCCAAGCTTCGTTGTAGGGGGTGGCAAAATCCTTTTGGAACTTTTGGGACTTGGCAAAGTCGGTGTACTCAAGGAGTTGCTCCACCTGTTCATTTCTCGCCTTGAGAGAGGCGATCTCGTCCTGCAACGGTTTCAACTGTTCGACTCCAGCCGGGGCTTTGCGGGCAGCTGTTAGCTGTTCCTCGTTGCTGGTCAGTTTGCCCTGGAGATCCTTGATGGTCTTTTTGCCTTCCCGAAAAGCCTTGCGCAGGTCTTGGATCGTGGAGGGTTCTTTCTCGGCGGCCGGTTCGGCTGGCTCGGCTGGTTCAGCCGGTGCGACGGGTGTGGGATCACTTGGCTTTGGCTCCGGTGGCGGAATGACCTTGGCCTTTTCCCTTTTGGGCTTTGCTGATTCGGCTACAGGCTTGCCGTCATCCAAGCCGTCGAGTTCTCTAAACGCACCTTCAAAACTCTCATCGCCCTTTGGCTCAGGAGATGGCGTAGGCGCTGGCGCTGGTGCCGGTGAGGGTGGAGGTGCAGGAGCGGGAGCGGGCGGTGGTATCGGGGCAGGCGGTGCGGGCGGTGCGGCTGGCATAGTTAGACTCCGGCTTTCTCGTCAAGAACGGGGATGATTTGCCGTTTCGGTTCTTCGTTCGGTTTGCAGAGGTTGCACAAAATATCAAGGTAACGGCGGGCTCCATGAAGCTGTGAAGCTTGGTCCCATCCACCGGCGGGATCCGGTGCCCGAGGAAATTCGGCTTGCAGTTGTAAGAGCGCGGCCAGCGTAGCCTCCTCAAAGGCGGGCGAGGTCACAATTCCCTCAAAGGCTTTCTTATGCGGACTGACTAGAAACTTGGCTTTTGGTTCACGGAGCATGGTCTAATAGAACTCTACGTATCGCTTGTCTTGCGGATGGATCCGTTTTCGTCCTCGCTTTGGTTTCACTGAGAGCGGGCGGAAGCGAGTGCCAGTCGCTGGTTTCCAGCCTTTGCTAGTGCCTTTGCCAATACTCCCAGGTTTGGAAAAGGCATCTGCCTTTGCTACCGATCTCTCAACGGCAGTTGGGGCGGGCGTTGGCGCAGTGGTGGGCTGCATGATGTGACAATTACGCCCCAGGAGAAAAGGCGTCAAGTGGCTTATTCAAGGACTTGGGCAGGCTCAGGCATCGGCTCTGGCGAGAACGGTATCCCAGCGTCCTCGGCTTCCTCGATCTCTTTGAACAAGTCCGCAATTGGATTTATGTGGATCTCCACTGGTTGATCCTTCAATTGCTCCGCCAAATCTTTAAGCCCGTCCACCACCCCCTCGGGAGTGTCCGCCAAGGCGATAGCGCACCCAATGGCTTCGGGGTCGGTGACTGGCGGGAAATGGTTGACGCCTTCCTTGCAGCCGTTGGCGTAGAGCTTAACCCACCGCTGGATCTCCTCCGGCACGCGGATCGATTTCCAACCGTCCCGGTCGCCTACATAGGAGATGACCGCCTCACCGCAAAATTTAGCGGCCATCTCCGGCTGCACCAAGACTCCATTTGCTCCAGCCAGAACGATCTGGCTGAAATTGGAATAAAGCTCCAACTCCTCCTCTCCGGCTGGTGACGGAAAGCGGAAACAAGGATCGAGCCAATAGCTTTCCCCGTCCTTCACCCGGATCTCCGAGGAGACCATGTTGGTGTAATTGTGCTCCGCCAGGAAAGGATGAATGGCCTCCATCGGTTGCCAAATCTGGGTCGGCATGTCGCTGCGCTCTTTCCAGGTGGCAAAGTAGCTCTCCCCCTTTTTCTCGTACCCCAGAACGATCTTGTCCGGGTAATCGCCTCCCGCAAAATAGCTGTCGGCACCGCCTTCAATGTCAGTGTCCAAGTCCTCTTGCGTGTAGAAAATAATATCCTCGGAGAACGGACCGAATTTCAGGTAAAGCAGGCAAATCTTGTTCAAGACCTGCTCCGGGCTTTTGGAACACCATGTCTCCATGTCACCTCGGAACCGGCTGATTTTGATGTGGAATTTCTCCCCCGGATGTTCCTTCAACAGAAACTCCTGCAACGCTGCCAGCCCCTTGATCTCGTAAGTCTTTGGCATCGGCAGGCCGAAAAGCTGGCAGGTGTCCAGCCATTTGCCCCGCAGCTTTTCATCCTTGGCCGCGCCTTTGCTCCCCCAAACGGCGTAACCTTCTTGCACTAGATCGTACTGCAGGCCGGAGTCTGCGCAATCGGGAAATACAAAGAGATCGGTCTGTCGCTTGAGTTTGTAGAATTGCTCCTCCTGTATCAGCGTAACGTCCGGGTGACCGTGACCGCGGACCGCCTGAGCAAACGTCTCAAAGTCCTCCCCATTGGGTCGGTAGTAGCAAACCTCTCCCAAATCTCGGGCAAGCCGCTCCGCTACGGGGAAGAACACACCCCGATCAATGACGATGCAGCGAATGTCTTTTAGGTCTTTCATGCCAAGGCTAAAACCTCCTGCGCAAGACGCCTTGCGGCAATCTCGCAGTATTCCTCCTCAATCTCGATCCCGATAGCC